TTACGTGGTGCTGGTGCCCCAGTCGTCCTCGGCGCCGTTGTGGGCGCTGCGGTCGCGCAGGGAGCGGACCCGGCCGGCCACGGACTCGGGCATGCGGTCGCCGACCTTGGTGCTGACCGCGTGGTACGCCTTGCCCGCGTACTGGCGGCCCTGCTGGGCGGCCGTCTCGGCGGTGTTGCGTACGGCGGGGTTCTGCGCGACCTGCCGCGCGGACTTCTTCAGCTGCTCGTAGCGCTCACGACCGGCGCGCGTGCCCAGCACGTAACCGACGGTGAGCCCGACGAGGAACGTCAGCTTGTAGCGCATGGCGGCCACCCTTCCCTTCGTAGGTTCCTGGTGCGGCGTCGGCGCCGGGGGGAACCGATTGGCGGAGCACCCCCCTGCTTGCGCTAATGTATGTGTCGCAGCGAGCGCCCGCCCCCTGGCGAATACCCAGGTAGGCACGTTCGATGCAACGAGGCATTCCTCCGTAGCTCAATTGGCAGAGCAGCCGGCTGTTAACCGGCAGGTTACTGGTTCGAGTCCAGTCGGGGGAGCTCGGTCCTCCGTAGCTCAATTGGCAGAGCAGCCGGCTGTTAACCGGCAGGTTACTGGTTCGAGTCCAGTCGGGGGAGCATCGTGAACGAGGACCCCGTAGGGGTCCTTTTTCATGTCGGTGTCACGCCGACGGGAACCGCGCAGGCCGCAGCGCGGTCCCCATGGTCATGCAGGGCCGACCGGCGAAGCGTGAGATCGTATGAGCGGCTATGCTGCGGCACACGGCGCGTACACATGTACGCGACACGCCGCTATGGGGCGGTAGCTCAGCCGGTTAGAGCAGCGGACTCATAATCCGTCGGCCGTGGGTTCGAGTCCCACCCGCCCCACCACCACCTACGCGTGCAGAACCGTTTGACCAGCGCAAACGACAAGGCCCCCGCTTCGGAGGGGGCCTCTTTGCGTTCCTCAAGATCATTAGCTCGGCCGATGCTCGGCCGAAGTGAAATCACTCCACTCCGACGGCCGAACACGTTGAAGGGGGCCCCAACGGGCCCCCTTGTGTCGCCTCTTGGGCAGTCGCGGGATGAACGTTCCTGCCGCTACGGCGCCTTGCCGGGAAGGCAGAGTTCGAGGAGCGGCGGGACTCCGATACAGAGGTCGTCGTCGCCGGGCTCGTCGTCGGCGGCGGGCGGTTCGGTGGCCGGCGGCTGGCTCGGTTCCGGATCGGCCGTCGGCGGCGGAGTGGGGCTCTGCGCGGGCTGTTGAGTCGCGGCCGGGGCGGAGGTGGTCGGCGCGTCCGAGGCGCCGCTTCCCGGGCGCTCCTGATCGCTGTGTGCTTCCTGGTCACCGTCGTCCCGCTGGCTTGCTCCAGGGTGCTCGTCGCCGGTGGTGCCGGACTGGCCGAGGAGCGCGGTTCCGGCGCCGAAGCTTGTGGTGCTCTCCCTTTGCGTCGTGCCGTTCTCGTCCTTGTTGTCTTCGCCGGTCGCGCCTGGCTCCGAGGACTGGGTGTCGCTGTCGCCGAGGTCGGGGGCGGTTGCCACCGGGGCGTGCCCGCCGGAGTCTGGCGTCTCGTCACTGCCGGTGTTCTTGTAGTAGGCGAAGGCGCTGGTGGCGACGAGGACGGAACTCGCGGCGACGGTGGCGGCCACCGCCCGGCGTCCGCGTACGAGGTCGCGGAGGCGGGAGCCGAGGGAAGCGAGGAAGGCGGCCACGCCGCCGCCTATGTAGAGCGCCAGGTGCCGCTTCCGGCGTACCGGCTCGGGCTCGTCGTCGACCGGCAGAGCGAGTGGCAGCGGTTGCTGCGTGATGCGGGCGATCTTCTCGGCGGCGAGCTCGGCTTCGACCTTTGCCAGGCGATCCGCCTGTCTCTGGCTGTTCTTGTGAAGCAGAACGATCGCCAGGACTGCCGCGCCAAGCACGCCAGCCAATACCACCTCAGCCACGTGCGCCCCCTTATCGAAACGAATGTGTTTCCGTAAGGGGTCATGATCGTCTTGGTGTGCAATCGGTTTCTATGTGCGCTTCATGTTTGTAACCGTAACGTGATGTGCGGTTACGGTTACTTACAGTTATCCCGCCTGGCGATGCCAGGTGTCCCCGGGCGTGTCCGTCGGGGCGGACTCGCCAGCTGCCTGGCGTCCGAATCGGCTGAGCACCTGGTCTCGCGCCTCGGGGCTGAGTGTGGCCAGCAGTGCGGTGATCGCCTCGACCTGGGCGTCGCTCACGGGCGTTCCCGGCGTGCTCGCGGGCGTCGGCGGTGCTGCGAGTTCATCGAGGAGTTCGGCGGCGGTGTTGCGGCCGGCGTGGCGTAGCTGGTCCGAGGTGAGGCTGACGACTTGCGCCATGCGGACGAGTGTCTCGTCGGGTGCGGTTACCGCGATCCGCACGCCTCCAACGTCCTGATAGCCGTTGACGATTTGCCGCCATCGGGTCTCGCTTAGTCCTGCCCTTCGCGCCGCTTCGCGCCCTGAGAGGCGGGCTCGGCGAAGAGCCTCCTTGATGAGCACAGCCTCTGTGGGTGGCTGTGGTGTCTGCGCGTCCATACAGCGAAGGTTCGCATAACTACGCAGTACTGCGCTACGCGACGGCAAGAACCGGCGAAATACGGTGCGCAGTTGTGTGACTGACGTCACATACTGCGCAAACTGCGCGCGAAATGTTCGCACTACGCGTCACTACGCATAGACTGTGCGTATGAACAACACCCGCATGCGACGCCGCAAGGGCGCGCCCTTTCACCATTCGCCAGAGGCGGTGACGCACGCACGCGAGAACGCCGGACTGACACAGAAAGCCTTGGCTGAGCAGTGCGGATTCAGCTTCCAGCTGATGTGTGACATCGAGGCCGGCCGCCGCAACGCGAACCCCGAGCGACTGCGCGCAATGGCGCGCGTCATCGGCTGCTCGGTCGCAGATCTGCAACCGGCGAAGGGCGTGGCGCAGCTCGACGACGAGCCGCCCACGGCCACGGAGCGGAAGGCGTCGTGAAGACCCCCGCATACGACGAGACCGCCGAGCCCTGCACGGCTCGACGGCCTCAATCCCCCGAACGAACCCACGTAGGAGAAGGAACGTTGCCACACAGTATCGCCCTGGTCCCGGAGGCTCCGACCGCTCGGTTGCTGCTTCCGGCCGACGCCACAGAGGAACAGTGGCACGAGGCTCGGCGCAACGGCATCGGCGGGTCCGACGTCGCCGCGATCCTCGGCCTCGACAAGTACCGCGGGCCGCGCCACGTGTTCGAGGCCAAGCACGGCCGCGACCACTTCGACGGCGACACCGAGGCGGCCGACATCGGCCGCGACATCGAGGACTTCATCGCGTACCTGTTCGGTAAGCGAACGGGCATCGAGATCGGCAAGCCGTCCGGCACCCTCGTGCACGTCGAGCACGACTGGATGAGGGCGAACGTCGACCGGTACGCCCTCGACGACGGCGGCCTGGGCGTCGCCCCGATCGAGCTGAAGAACCGTTCCGCCTACCAGCTCGACGACTGGGAGGACGGCGTCCCCGACGGGCCCGCCCTGCAAGCGCACTGGTACATGGCGGTCGGCGGCTGGAAGTACGCGTGGGTCACGGCCCTCGTCGGCGGCAACCGGCTGAAGTACCACCGCATCGAGCGCGATGAAGAGCTGATCGAGACCCTCGTCGACACCTGCGGGCGCTGGTTCCAGCGGCACGTGGTCGAGGGCTTCCCCCCGCCCGCCGATGGGCTGGAGGCGACGAAGGAACTCCTCGGCCGCCTGTGGGACGTCAAGGCCAAAGACGTCGCCGAAGTGTCCCTGGACAAGGCGCGGAAGCTGCGGAAGCGGCGGACAGCCCTGGGCGAGCAGATCAAGGCGCTCGACCACCAGCTCACCGAGGTCGAGAACGAGATGCGTCTCGTCTGCGGCGAGTCCGGCATCGCGGAGGCCAACGGCAAGAAGGCCTGGTCGTACGTCCCCAACGGGACGTTCTCGGCGAAGCGGTTCGAGAACGACTACCCGATCATCGCTGCCGAGTGCCGGACGACGGTCGAGGTCCTCGACATGGACCTGATCAAGGAGAAGTACCCCACCGAGTACGGCAAATGCCGAGCCCGCGTGCTCCGCGTGCCCGCGAAGGAGCTGTGACCCATGGCCCTGACCACCTTGAAGGAACGCGTACAGGCGCGGGCGGCGACCGTCGCGAACACCGAGGACATCCGGCACGACCGTGGTGAGGACGCCGAGGAGACCCCGGCCGGGCACGGCCACGACATCGAGCAGTTCCGGGCCGACATCGAGGCCGCGTTGCCGAAGCACGTCAGCGTCGACCTGTTCCTCGTGGCGCTCCGCCCGGTCCTGCCGAAGCTGCGGAACTGCACCCCGGCGAGCGTCCTGCAGAGCGTCATCACCTGCGCCAGGTTCGGGCTGATCCCGGACGGCCAGCAAGCGGTCATCACCGCCGACGACCGGATCGCCACCTTCCTCGCCACCTACCACGGCTACCTGGAACTCATGTACAGGTCAGGCCTGGTGAAGTCCGTAGTGGCCGGCCTGGTCTACGACGGCGACGACTGGGACTACGTGCCCACGGCCCGGGTCGGCGAGGACTTCGTGCACAAGCCGAACCTGCTGGCGTCGAAGAAGGACCGCGGGGAGCCGCTGTTCGCGTACGCGTTCGCGTGGCTGGAGGGCGGCGCCCGGTCAGCGGTCGCGGTCGTCACCGCCGAGGAAGCACAGGAGATCCGCGACGAGTTCAGCCGCGCCTACCAGCGGGCGGAGGCGAACGGCAAGAAGGACTCTCTGTGGCACACCCGGTTCCCGGACATGCACCTGAAGTCGGCGATCCGGCGCATGGCGAAGCTGGTCCCAAAGTCGGCTGAGCTGCGCGCCCTGGTCGCGGTCGAGCAGGCCGCCGAGGACGGAGTGCCGCAGATCCTCGCGGCGATCGACCCGGACACGGCCGCGCTGGAGGCGGAGGCAAGGCAGGCCGCAAGGACGGCCGAGGCGTCGCAGGACGTCCCGGAGCCCCGCCTGGCCGTGAAGAAGGGGCGCGGCCGGACGCGGCCGAGGCGCCGCAACCGCGACAGGAACAAGAGGCGGTAGCCGTGCCAGCCGCCTGTTGAGCCGGGCCCGCGCACTGTTCGCGGGCCCGGCCCCCGCCCCGGCCCCCTCCGTACTGGCGCTGCCCGCCCTGTGGGCGGAAGGCCACGCCGACATAGCCGACTTCGCTGACTGCCCGCGCGAGAAGCGCCGGACCCCGCACGCGATGCGCGCGGACGGCTCCCGGAAGTGCTTCCGCTGCGGACACGAGACCCCAGGACAGGACTCATGACCATCACCTTCGACGAGCCGTTCGGGCCCGAGTATCTGCGCCCGGCCCAGGCTCCTTGCCCCAACTGCCCGTGCTGTTCGGCCCGTTTGTGTGAGAAGGGCCGAAGCAGCGTGATGCAGTGCCACGGCCACGTGGGCGACCCCGCGTTGGTGGCCACCGTCGGGGCGTGCCCATGCTCGGCGGAGACGACTCGCGGCACGCACGCCTGGCGCGTCGCGCAGACCCGCGTGGTGAAGCACGCGACCGAGCAGCCACTGCCGAAGGCGGCGGAGCACGTGCTGCGGGCCCTGGCCGGCGGCGAATCGTTCGAGGACCCCACCGAGGAACTGCGCGGGTTGCGTGCCCGCCGGTACGCGGACGGCAACGAGGGCGCGTGGCGGATCACCCAGCTGGGCCGCCGCTACCTGCTGGCACTCGAAGAGCCTCGCTACACCAGCGCGGTCCACGTGAACTCGGTCGACGTGAAGACACGGACGGCGCAGGTCGTTGTCCTCGGCTGGCACATGGAACGAGAGGTCACCGTCCTCGCTGACCTCCTCGCGCAGGCCGTGGGCCTGGAGCTGACCGGCCTGACCGGCCGCTACCTGGACGTGAAGGCGAACCTCGGCGTCACCGACCCCGACGACCTGGTCCTCACGCGGATCCAGCTGCCCGAGCAAATCACCGAGGACTACGTCGCGGTGCGCCCGCTGCGCATCGCGAAGGGCGGTGCCCGGTGACGCACACGTGGCTTCCGACGGTCGTGTCGGTCCTCGCCGTCGAGGAAGGCGGTCGTCTCGACTGCTGCGACGAGGACACCGCGCACGTGTGGGTGACGGTCCTCGGCTGGTCCCCGCGGCGGGCATTCCTGACCGGCGCGGCCCCGTTCGTCGCCGCGTCCGGGAAGGAGGCCGCTGACCTCGCCGGCGAGCACTTCACCGCGCGGCTCGACCTCGACGACCCGCCCGGCAACGAGGACACGAACGGCGAGCGGCTGGAGTGGCCTGACCTCGAGCTGGCCCCGCCCATTCCCGCCGAGTGGCTCGACGGCGGACAGGGAGGGGACCAGTGAGCGCGCGCACTGACGAGCAGCGGAAGTTCACCGTGGTCGGCCTCGACCTGTCCCTGACCGGATCGGGCATCGCCTACCGCGACGGGTCGACCAGCACGGTGAAGACGAAGCAGAAGGACGGCGACTACCGGCTGACGCAGATCGAAGAAGCCGTGCAGATCGCCGTCGGCGGCGAGCATCTCGGCCTTGGCCCTGCGGTCGACCTGGTGGTGATGGAGGACATCCCGCAGAACAGCCACGCGGCGAAGCCGATCGCCATGGTCCACGGCGTGGTTCGGAACCTGCTGAACAAGCAGGGCGTCCCGTACGCCCTCGTCGTGGCCGCGTCGCTGAAGTACTACGCGACCGGCAAGGGCTCGGGCGACAAGGTCCCGATGGCTCTCGCCGCGTACAAGCGGGCCGGTCGCGAGTTCGAGGACGACAACCAGTGCGATGCCGCCTGGCTGCGCTGGGCCGGTCTCGACTGGCTCGGCTGCCCTGAGTTCTCCATGCCCGCCGCACAGCGGGAGGCCCTCAAGAAGGCCCAGTGGCCGGAGGTGAAGCGATGACCACGACTGTCGACGTCAGCGACGAGCAGATACTCCGCGCGCTGCTCGCCGGAGACGACGTCTCGAACACGGCGGTCGCGGCCCAGTTGGGCTGCGGCTGGAGGCGGGTCGACGAGGTCCGCAAGCGGGTCGGGCTGCCCGCGTACGTGCGCGGCCGGCGCGCGAACTACAGCTCGTGGGAGGAGGCGTTCAACGAGCAGTCCGAGCCCGTTGAGGGCGGCCACCGGCGGTGGACCGGCACGCGGGAGAAGTGCGGGACGCCCGTAGTCCGGCACCGGACGAGCATCCAGACCGCGTACCGGGTGGCGTTCCGGCTGCACCACGGGCGTGAGCCGGAAGGGAACCTGACCCGGCCTTGCAAGATCCCGGGCTGCGTCGCCGGTGAGCACCAGCAGGACCGGGCCATGCGCGAGGCGCACAAGGCCGGTGAGGCGGCGTGAACGGCCTGACCGAGTTCGCCACTTGGGACCGGGGCGTCGACGTGGTCGCCGTTCAGCGAGTCCTCAAGGGGACGTTGCCGCACACGGCACTGGAGCCGGAAGAGCTGCGGTACGCGGCGAAGCACTCGACGGAGTCGGCGCGCAGCGTCGCGAAGCTGCTCGGCGTCACGGAGAAGACCGTCATGAACTGGCGGGGGGTTGAGGGATGAGCACGGTTCTCTCAGTCCTGGTGTGGTTCGCCGAGCTCGTTCAGCGGCTGTCCTCGGTGGGCTGGTGGCTCGTGCCGATCCTCGCCCCGGGCATGTCGCTGGGGATGTGGCTGTGGCTGCGGCCGACGGGGAAGCACCGTCGCCCGAGTCCCCCCAGGTACGCCCGGCCCACGCCGCCCCCGCCGCATGCGGCGGACCTCGAGGAAGCAGCCGACCCGGAGGACACCATCGCCTTCCGGGCAGTCACCATCGCCGGCGCGGCCACTGCGTCCGGCGGCGGGGAGGCCGACCGCTGATGCCTCGTCCAAGCCGCTACGCGCCCGACACCCTCTCGCGTACTCCGCACTGGTCCGACCGGGCCGCCTGTCGAGAGTTGGACGACTGCTCGATCTTCTTCCCCGAGGACTTCCCCAAGGGGCTGGTGCTGCTCGTCACCAGGGAAGCGAAGGCGGTCTGTGTCCGGTGCCCGGTGATCGAGGCGTGCCTTGAAGCGGCTCTCGAACGGCCGGAGCCGAACGGCGTCTGGGGCGGCTTGGACAAGGACGAGCGGCAGACGTTCCGGCGGCGGCAGCAGAGGCGCCGCCGCCGGAACTGCAGGAGACCGGGGGGTGGCGATGTCGCGGAAGCGGCGGCCGGGACCGGCTGACTTCCTCCCGGCGAGCGGGGTCCTGGACTGGTCCGACGCGAGACGGCACTGGGCTCAGCGGCCCAGGCCGTGCCGGTTCTGCAAGGGGCCGACCTGCCTCCGCGACGAGGAGGGCCGGCCTTCCCACAAGACCTGTGCGGAGACGCACCGGGCCCGCAAGCAGGCGCATGCCGTGCAGGTGTACGCGGAGCGGGCCCGACTCGGAGACCAGCGCGAATTGGAAGCGCACAGCACAACAGGAGCGGATGGGTGAAGAAGTTCCGCAAGTTCATGGCCGGCCTGTCGTTCGGCGTCGTCGTCTGGGCCGGGACCGCGTTCATACCGGTCATCGGCCCGTGGTCGCCCGTGCTTGGCCTGGCCGTCGCCCTCGTCCTCTGGGCCTGACTCCCTCCCCGGCGCGGCCCCAACTGGGCAGCGCCGCCCCACATCCACCAGTGCAGAAAGGTGCGTCCGTGTCCGTGGACGTCGCTGCCCTCTACGAGGAGGGCCTGAGCATCCGCGCCGTTGCCGCCCGCACCGGCCGGTCGTTCGAGTACACCCGGCTTCGGCTCATCGCGGCCGGCGTCGAGCTGCGCCACCAGGTCGCGCCGACCGAGCCCGCCCCGGTCGCCCAGGAGTTCGCGCGACTGTACGACGACGGGCTGGGCCTGAACGCGGTCGCGGAGGTGACCGGCCACTCGTACCGGTACGTTCGCCACCAGCTCCTCCTGGCCGGGGTGAAGCTCCGCCCGAGCGGCGGTCAGCCCGTCGAGGTTGATCAGGTCGCCGAGCACCTTGCAGGCCTGTACCGGCGTGGCCTGAGCCTGCGCGCCATCCAGGCCCGGACCGGGCACGGGCTCGGGTTCATACGGACGCGTCTCCTCGCCGTCGGCGTCGAGCTGCGCGACCAGCACGGGCGGCCCCGCAAGGCGGTGGCCTGATGCCCAGCCCCTCGTACTGCGGGGTCTGCGGCGCCGCAATCCGGTGGACCCTCACCGAGGGCAGGAAACGGCTCGCAGTCGACGCCGCGCCGCACCCGGACGGCAACACGGCCGTCTCCCGGGACGGGCGGGGCACATGGCTCTCGCGCCGGCCAACGGAGGAACTGCCCGCCGCCCCCTACGAGAAGCTGCACAAGCCCCACGTGGCCACATGCGAGGGGCAGCAGAGCGACGAACCGATGACACGCTGCCTCGGCATCATCCGTCTCGACGAACGCCGCCGCGACCGAGATGAGCGCGGCGACACGGCCTCCACCCCTCGGAACCTCGGCGGTGGCCGGTGATCTTCGTCGGCCTATACCTGTTCACCGTCCTGACCAGCTCCGCAGGGCTCCTCGGGCATCCGCCGGTCCTGGCCTCCATGACCCACCGGGCAGCCGTCTGGGCCCTCCAGCGGGCCACCCGGGGCCGCCGTCGGCAACCCGCGCGGCGGGCGCCGTCATGGGCCCGGGACGGGGGGAAGCGATGACGCCGGCGATGCCTCCACCGCTCGGCGACTGCCAGCTCTGCCGCCACCGCAAGCACGTGTTCCCGCACAAGTCGAAGCGGGACGGGCTGGTGCGGAACCTGTGCGTCGGCTGCCACGGATCAGCGACGACCACCGAAGAGCGGGGCGGGTTCATCGACTTCGACCAGGCGCACACGCACGGGTCGGACGAGGACCTGCTGACGTGGCTGCGAGGTGACCTGTGATGCGACGGTCGCGGGGGTCACTTCTCCTTGGACGGGGCCGGGACGGTTTCCAGCCCGAGCGCTTCAAGGGCCTGCTCGTAGAACTCGATCGACACGATCGCAGCGACGCGCTTACCGCGGCTGGTCAGGACGGTGGCGCCGTTGCCATATCGGGCACGGCCGACAGCGTCCGCGAAGGAGTTCCGCACGTCGGCGATCTTCTCGACGTGCTCAGCAGTCCCCTCCAGCACCACTCGAAAGCGAGCATCTGTGAGCACCGAGCGTCCCCGCGTCATCCGTCGCGGCGCCGTCGTCGACTGGGTCAAGTTCGACGCCGAGCTTGCCCGTGATGGCAGCGTGGACCCGGTCGACAAGGCGCTCTACGCGGCCATCGCGTCGTTCGTGGACACCGCAACCCGCGAGTCCGCCGAGTCCGCCGAGGTGGACCCGAACAACGTCCCGGACTGGGTCCCGACGCGCAAGCGGCTGGCCGAGTGCATAGGCCGGTCGGTCGACACCGTGGACCGCTCGACGAAACGACTGGAGGCGCACGGCCTGCTGCGCGTCGACCGCCAGCCTGATCCGAGGAACCCGAAGCGGCACCTGCCGAGCGTGTACGAACTGCTCGACCACTACCGGTGGGACGAGCGGGCCGCCCAGCGCGATGCAGCCCGCAAGGCAGCCCGGAATTCGCTGGGGGGTGGCCGCACGGGTGCGGCTACCCCTGGCCGCAGCGATGCGGCGACCCCTCGCCGCACGGGTGCGGCTAGCCCTGGCCGCACGGATGCGGCGGTAAAAGATCTAGAAGAAGGTGTTGAAGAAGAGAGTGGAGAGAGTGCGCCTTCGGCGCGTAGCGCCACTGACGTCCGTAGGACTGGTGCAGGTAGTAGCGCGCGAGCGAACAGCGGCTCCGCCGCGACGGGCAAGAAGCTGCCTCTGACCAGTGAGCAGAGGGCGGCCCTGCGGGTCGTAGAGGCGGCGCTTCCCCGCCCGCTGCTTGCCCAGCTGCCCGGCCAGCGGATCCCGGGCAACAACCACCGCGCGGTGCTCGCCGTGCTGGACGCCCGTACGCCCACGCAGATCGCCGGGCGGATCGGCCGCCGGTGGGTTGGCTGGGGCTTCGAACCGGCCTTCTACGACGGCCTGATCCGGAATCCGATCGGCGCGGCCCTGGCGCTGATCGGCCCCACCCCCTACTGCCCCGACCCGTCGTGCGAGGACGGCGTCATGGTCGACACCAGCGCCGAGTGCCGGGCCTGCGTCGAGCGCCGCGCGAACCGCCGCGCCGCCTACAACCGCGGCGAGGACCCGCGTCGGCCCCCTGGCGCCTCGGCTCCGCGCCCCGAGTGCGTCGACTGCGGCCGCCCGCTCGCCGGCGACCTCCCCGACGACGGGATGTGCCGGAGGTGCCGCGACGCTCCCGCCGACGCCATCACCGCGCTCATGGCGCGCTGGGCGGCCGAAGACGCCGCCCGAGCAGAGGCAGAAGCCCTCCATGCCGAGGCCGCCCGCCGCCGCGCTCAGCGCGCCGCCCACCCCCAGACCACCGACCAGCACGGCCCCCCGCCGTTCTGAGCCACGAGGAGTAAGCCCGATGACGAACCTGACCGACTACGACACCCCGGAGGCTCTCCGCAGCTTCCTGAAGCTGTGCCTCGACCCGGGCCACGGCATCAAGCGGACCCCGGTCCGGTTGACTGAGGTGCTGCCCGAGCCGCTCGCCCGGAAGGCCGCCGAGTTCGCCCCGTACCTGGGCCGACTGCGCCACCACGCCGATGCCCTCGACGAGCAGGCGACGCGCGCACGCGGCGCGTACGCCGACGCGCTCGCCGCATGGATCCACGGCGAGGACCCGAAGCCCGTCCAGTCGATGCCGCTCCTCCAGGCCGTCGCCGTGGCCTACGACGCCGCTGTCTCGCATGCCACAGCGTGCGGCAGCTGCTGGCCCGGCATGCGCCTCGCGGAGATGTGCGCAGACGGGCAGCGCGCCGCGATCGCCAGTCTCGACACGGTCCCCGCCGCAGCGGCGGAATGCGCGCACGACGAGGACGACGAGATCCGCACGGTGGCCGGCCTCGTCCTCGTGTGCCGCTGCCGACACTGCGGCGAGCGCCTGGACCCCGTCGTCGCCCCCGAGTGTGCGCACCTCGCATGGGAGGTCACCAGCGAGTACCGCAACGCCCGGTACCTGTGGGTGAAGTCCCGTAAGTGCGCCGACTGCGGCGACCGCCTGGACCCAGCCGTCGAGCCGGAACCCCAGTGGCCCGACAAGGCCTTGAGCGGCTGCCCCGGCTTCGTGAAGTCGTACCAGGAGTGAGCGACGCCAAGCGGCGGCTGCCCCGCTGCAAGTTCTGCCGCCAGCCGCGAACCGCGCACCCCGAGGGCGAGGCCCACCGCGACACGGAGCAGGCGGACTCGTGCGTCTGATCCCGATGTGTGTTCGCCGCCGCTGGAAGCGGTGGCGGCACGCCCGCGAATGGCGCCGGATGGAGGCCTTCGCCTTCCAGTGCGCACCCGTCCCGACCTGGTGTCGCATCCGCGCCTGGAACGACGCCGCCCGCATATGGGACCGCCACCCCGAGCGCCCCCGGAGGAACCCACCGACGGCCGACTCCGCACGCACAGGGATAACAGGCTCATGAGCGCACTGAACTGCCCCAACCCCGCTTGTGAGGCCTCACGCAGGGCCGGCCAGTACCTGTGCTGGGACTGCTGGGACGCCCTGCCCGACCCGACCCGCCGCGCCCTCAGCACCCGCGACGACCTCGCCATAGGCCGGCTCCAGATCCTCCACCGGGAGCTTGCTGCCGGTGTCCCACCGCACGAGATCGAGACCGACCTGTGAACACCCACCGCTGCTACGCCCGCGCCCTCACCGCAGGTGCCGTCTGCCTCGCATTCGCCGGGGTCGCCGTCGCCGTCTGGTCGGCCGTGACCTTCGGCCTCGACGACGGCGGCTACGTCGTGGCGGTCGTCGGCTTCGTGTACGGCTCGCTCGTCCTCACGTGTGCGTCGTCCCGCGAACGCGCCGCCAGCCGACGTGCCGCAACAGAGGCCCCCTCGCCCGCTGGCCCGAGGCGGCGGGCGTGACCGAACAGGACTCGCTGCTGGTCTACTTCGCGCTCGCCTGCATGTGGATCGGCGGATACGCCACCGGCCGGGGCCGCATCGTGAAGGCCCTCGTCGTCTGGGCCGACCGGCAGGTGGGCTCCGCCTCCCGCCGCTCACCAAGGTTCTGGCTTGGCTTGCCGATCGTCCTCGTGGCCGCCGCCTGCCTGTGGGTCTTCCGACCCCGCCGCACCTTGACCAGCTACCGCGCATGGAAGACCCGGCAGCACCCGGCCATCCCGTACGGCCCCGCCCCGAGGGGGCAACGATGACCGCCCACACCGACGGAGCGCACGTCAACGAGGACAAGCCGGACGCCCCACGACGCTTCCGCTTCGAGTACCGGGCACGCGTGCCCCGCCACCTCGTCGGCGCTGCCCTCGCCGAAGCAATCGGCGCCCTCCGGCGGGAGATGCCAGAGGAGGACGCCGACCCGCCACCCACCACCGCACCGCCAACTCCACCTCGTACGGCATGTGTACCCCCGTGCTCGTGATCAACCCGAGGCAGCTTGCCTTCGTGACAAGATCTGGGCGTGACGACGTTGTTCCTGACGGTTGGCCTGCCCGGGGCCGGAAAGACCACGAGAGCTCGACAGCTGGCCAACGAGCACAACGCGCTGCGGCTGACCCCAGACGAGTGGATGCTCCCGCTGTTCGGCGATCCGCAGCCGGCCGGGAAGCGCGATGTGCTGGAAGGACGGCTGCTCTGGCTGGGTCTGGAGGCGCTGAAGCTGGGAACGAACGTGGTCCTGGATTTCGGATGCTGGTCTCGTGACGAGAGGTCCGCGATCCGCTGGCTGGTGACGTCTGTGGGCGCGTCCTGCCAACTCGTGTACGTGCCGGTGGACCATGAGACCCAACGTGCTCGGATCGCCCATCGCCAGGCGACCACCCCCGATCAGACCTTCGTGATGAGCGAGACGGACCTCTTGCACTGGAGGACGCTGTTCGAGGAGCCCGACGCCACGGAACTCAATGGGCATGAGGTAGGAGGCCCGCCTCCTGGGTGGTCAGGATGGCTGGAGTGGGCCGCCGACCGGTGGCCATCGCTCGCGTGACTGGCCGGCCAACCGTGCCGCCCAGCAACGCAGCCGTGCCAAGAGAGCCGAGCCCGGAAAGATCCGCCGGACAGGCCCTAATCCAGGATCCCCAGCTCGGTGTCCGGACGACAGAACGCGCACGCCTCCAGCTGCGCATCCGTCAAGGCCAACCGAGCCTCGTGTGCGGACACCGGGTGCGTCATGTTGCTGGTCATCGTGCAGTCGTCCAGGTGCACCACAGCCTCCTGCGGGCCCGTCGGAGTCCGACGCTCCTCGATCGTGAAGCCCGTCGACCCCCGCTCGCCGCAGGTTGGCGCGGGCCCCAGCGCCGGACGGGATGCTACAGCCCGGCGCGGCGGTGGACCCGACTCTGCCGGCTTCTGGGCCTCAGCCACCGTCAGGGCGTGCCGCACCGACTCAACCTGGAGCCGCAGGTAGGTGAGGACGGTTTCTTCCTCGGCGAGCTGCTTTTCGAGGTACCCGAGGATCGCCCTGAGGCGAGGAGGGTCCGGCGGCAACTCGTTCACGCGTTCGATTCTAGGTGTGATCCGCGTGCGTGCATCCGTGGTCAGGTTGTCCTGTGACAGCGAACCCCGAGTGCGAGCCATCGGGGGTTGAGTGAGCCTTCTACTGGCTGGAGCGAGGCATCCGGACGACCGCGGTCCCTCCGTCCAGATCGACCGTTGTCCTGTTCGGCGGAGCCCCGTCATCCTCGTTGTCCGGTAGGACCAGGGCCGACTGCCGCTCCTTCAGTTCGTTCTGCTTGCCCGGCGAAAGGCTTGCGTGCAGCTGCTCGAACCCGGTCGCTGATATCTGGCCCTGACGTCCGTTGTTCCGCCATGGCAGCACTCCGGCCCGTCCCGCGCGCAAAAGCAACTGGTCAACAAAGGCCAGCAGGGTCAGCGCGATGACGAGGCCGGGAAGGGTCATGAAGAAGACGAATTCCATGCCCTGAGTATCCGGGCCGCACTCTCCCGGCGCTTAGCTTTCGATGGCACGCGCTCAAGGTTCGTTGTCACAGGACGCAGGTGTGGCGCTACCCGCCGTCGCTTCCGTCGTCGCCCTCCTTTGCCTTTCGCGGCCGGGTCTTCCCTGACCCTGAGTAGCCGCGCTCAATGTCCTGGACGGTCGAGGGGGAGACGCCGATCTTCGCCGCGAGCTTCCGCACGGATACCTGCTGGCTTCGCTGGCCGAGGACGTACTCCCGGCGGAGATCGCTGAGCTCCTTGATCTTCGGACCGTACTCCCGAAGGAACGTGCTGATCTCCCGGGCGCGATCTCCCTCGTCCTCGATGGCCTTGAGGGCATCCAGGGCGTCGAACACGCGCTGTGCCACCTCCCCGCCGCCTGCCTGTTCTTCGGCCATCCGGTTCCCATCTGCCATGGCCGCTTGCCCGACTGTATGGGGGTCCCATACAGTCGGGCAAGCAACGCGATGTTGCGCCTACAAGTCGGCCCCCGGTCGGGGCCTAGGAAACGCCGACCGGGGGCCACGTCAGATGGAGCTGACGCATGCCACAGGGTACTAACGCGCGCCCGGGTAATCGCCCGGACTGCGCGGACAAGCAACTGCGCAAGGTGCGCCGATGACCGCCCGCCGGATCAGCACGAAGACGCCGAACCAGACCGTTGCTCAGCCGGCGACGGTGCCTGCCTGCCGCCAGGACCGGGGCACGCCGCAGGACCGGGCTGCTCGGGCGGAGGACGCGGTCGCGCAGTCGGAGACGACGAAGTGGAACGCCAAGGCCGGGGCCGAGCGGTGGGGCGGTGTCCGCTGATGGGCGAGCGCCTCGACCGCATCCGCGAAGCGATGACGGGCGGCCCGCGCTACACGCCCGCCGTCGGCCCGTACGCCGCGACCCGCGACCAGGACAAGAACACCCGCCGTCGGGGCCGTGAGCTCGACGCCGCGGCGAGCCGCCGCCGACGACACCGCGAGATCGTCGCGCGTGGTGGGTCGGACGGCATGAAGTTCGGCTTCGAGGAGAAGCCGGGCCTGTTCCGCCGCCGCTCCTGACCGCCGGATGACCGCCGGGCCCTCGCCCGTCCCCTCCCGCAGGGGCGAGGGCCCGGCTTCCCCGCGACACGTCCCGACCACACGCGAAGGGCAGACCCATGACCGAGACGCGCAAGCTCACCGGAGGGCAGCGCGCCGTACTGATCTCCGCGACGGTCCCGATGATCGGCTTCGGCGGCCTCGGCGGCTGGGGCACGTTCACGAACGTCGTGAGCGAGTTCGGGCCGGACCGGCAGGCGACGGCGCTCGGCGTCGTCGCGGCCGGTGAGGGCGCGACGCTCGTCCTCGCCCTGGTCATGATGCTGCTGACCATGCTCGGGCAAGCCGCACCCTGGCCCGTCCGGGCCGGCCTGTGGTCGGCGCCCGCCGCCGCGGCGGTGACTGGCGTCGTTGTCGCCGACACCCTCACCGAGTCGGTCGTCTACGGGATCACACCCATGGCTATGTGCGTCGCGGCCGAGGGCCTCGGCCTGGTCGCCCGGCGGCTCGTCGTCTACCGGACGAACGTCGACGTCGAGGCGCAGCGCCGCAACGCGCAGATCATGCGGAAGATCGCGTACCACAGTGCGCGCGCCGACCGACACCCGTGGAAGTGGGTGCAGCGCTGGTCGGCGCTTGTCGCGTGGCGACTGCTGCGCCGGGCGGGGGAGGGCGACACCGAGCTCGGCGTCGAGCTGATCCGCGTGCAGCGGGTCACGCTCACCGAAGGCGCGGGCCTGGCACTCGGCGACATGCTCGCCACCGGCACGGCCGTCCCCGTGCTGCTGCCCGCGACTGGGCCTGCGCCCGTCCGTGAGCCCGAGCCTGGGCCGCGTGAGCCTGAGCCCGCGCGTGAGCCTGAGCCCGTGCCTGAGCCTGAGCCCGTGCCTGAGCCGGAACACGAGTGTGAGCCCGAACCCGAGCAGCAGCGCGGCGAGACGGCGGCCCCGCCGGTCCCGCCAGTCGGCGAGCAGCCGATAGGCAGCACGGGCGCGAACCAGGCTCGTCCCGGCGGTGAGCCCGAGCCTGAGCCCAAGCACGAGCCTGAGCCCGCCGAGGGCGAACAGCTCCAGATCCTCAAGCTCGCCGACCGGCTGCGCGGCGGCGAGCAGATCACGAAGAAGACCGCAGCGCCGCTGCTTGGCGTGAGCCCGGCCACCGCGCAGCGCAGGCTCACGCAGGCTCACCGCGTCGTGAAGCTCGCCGAGCGGCTCAAGGCCGGTGACCGGCTCACACCCGCGACGGCCGCCCCGCTGATCGGCGTCGACGAGCGCACCGCAGGCCGCCGCCTGAACGAAGCGCGACAGCTGAACGGAGAAGGAGAGGGGTTCTACGCATGACCGACCGCATCGAGCCTGACGAAGACGAGACGGCGGTCCGTACGATGCTCCGTCGGCTCGGCGTCCGCCCGGCTGGGCACGACGTCGACGACGCCGAGCAGCAGCCCGCCGCCGTTGCGGCCCCGCCGAAGCCCGAGCCGGCTGTCACGGTGCCCGGCCCGCGCCGGGCGAGCGCGCTTCGCCTGCCGGACTGGTGGAACGAGAAGAAGCCCGCGCTCGGCGCTGACGACGAGCCCTCCGCGGCACCGGCCGGCGACGCCGAGGACGGCGACGAGCCGGGCGAGGAACCTGACCTTGACGAGCACGACGACGAGCAGGACGACGCGCCCGCCGAGCAGCCCGCCCGGCGGCGCCGTCCGCGCCTGCTGAACGTCGTGAAGCGCCCCCACGCCGACGACGGCGACGGCCAGGCCGAAGAGGACGAAGAGGAGCCCGCAGACGGCGACGAGGACGCGGGGGAGGAGCAGCCCGCGAAGCGCGCCGGGCGGTCGCGCCCGTCGGGCGGCGGTTCCGCGCGGCCGCCGTTCGCGACGCCCGCGTTCCCGACGGCCACGGCCACGGAGAAAGAGCGGAAGTCGCTCGTCCAGGCCGTGCGCGAGGTGTCGCCCGAGGCGAAGTTCCTGATCTACCACGGGACCGGCCTCGGGGCCGGCTGGTTCTTCGGCATCCCGCAGTACGTGCACGACGTGACCCGCAGCATCGCGGAATCGCCGCTCGCCCTGCGCGACAACCCCGACGCCTACTTCTGGGGCGTTGGCGCCGCCCTCCTCCTGGCCGTCGACCGCGCGACCCGGAAGTGGGTGATGCTCGTCCACTGGGCTGTGCGCGGCGTGACGACGTCGGCCGTCATCGGCGCCGCCCTCCACGGCAACCCCATCCCGCACTGGCACTGAGAGAACGGACAGAACACCCGTGACCTCCTTCTTCGGATCACTCGGCATAGTCAGCGTCGCCGGCGTCCTGAGCGTCATCCTGTGGTTCGGCACGAAGGACAACGAAGGCGGGAAACTCAAGCCCCTCAACTGGGGCTGGATCGTCCTCCTGAGCCTGCTCGCCGGCGCGGCGTTCAAGGCTGCCGGTCCGCCGTTCAGCTTCGTCTCCGACCTCGTGAACGACCTGATCGGAATGTGGGGCGCGGCGTTCCCGGGCTACTCGATGCCGGGCATCGCGATGACGCTGACCGCCATCCTCCTGTGGAAGAAGATGACCAGGCGGCAGGTCGCCATGACCTCGATCGCCTTCTTCTACGTCGCGTCGGGCGCGGGCGCCGGGTACGGCGTCGTGGCCGAGCGGATCCACGAGATCGCGATGAGGCTCGCCGGATGACCGCCGCCGCTCCCGAGACGCCGGGCCCCGACGAGCGGCTCACGGCTGATGAGCCCGGCGACGACACGAGCAGGCTCAGGCTCACGGTGGTGCAGGCTCACGGCACGCGTGAGCCCGAGCCTGAGCCCGACGACGAGCCTGAGCCCGACGACGAGCCGGGGGAGGGGGAGCCCGAGCGGATCCCCGCCTTCGTGATCCCCGACCTGCGCCCGTACGCCGACCCGAAGGCCGCCGCCGTCATCGCGTGGCGCGGCGTGAAGGCGGCCCGGAAACCGGCCACGAGCCTCGGCCACCGGATCCTCGCCGGTCTCGCCCACGTCGGCCCGCTGTTCCTCACCGGGACCCGGTTGCTGTTCGCCGTCCTGATCTGGCCGTGGATCACCGGCCAGTGGGGGAAGGGCGGCTCGGTCGCGGCGAGGTTAGGGGGAGTGGCGGCAGTCCTGTACGGCCTCGTCAAAACCATCGCCCTGTACCCCGCCGAAGCCCCGCTCGCCCTCGTGTGGGCCTGGTTCCTGGCCGCCATGCTCGCCGCCCGCGGCGCCTTTGACGCCCTGGTGAAGAAGGCCCAGGGCAAGCCGAAGAAGGACGCGAAGAAGAACGACGCGAAGCCCGCGAAGAAGGACCGAGGGAAGAAGAAGCAGGCCAAGCTGTCAAAGGAGCCCGCGCCGGTCCCCGCCGAGCAGCCCGGCGAGGACGCCGTCGAGGTGCCCGCCGAGCCCCCGCTGACGGCCCTCATCCGGGAGCTGATCGGCGACGACAACGGGGTCCACCTCAGCACCCTCCGACCGGCCATGCGGGAGCGCCTGCCGGGGCTGGAGAAGGCCACGAATAAGGAGCTCCGTCAGGTGCTCGTCGACGCCCTGTTCGACCCCTCCCGTACGTTCCGAGCGAGGGGGGTCGCCGGGCGGGCCGGTGTGCACCGCGATCAGCTCCCGCCGCTGCCCTCCCCCGGCGCTCACCAAGGAGGCGCCGAAAACGACTCTCCGCCTGACAGGCGGCGCCCTGACCTGCGAAAATCTCCGGGGGTGAAGAGCGCGGAGAGTGGACCGGAGAGCGGCGCGGAGAGGCTCTGGAAGGGGCAGTGGAAGATCCCCGACGGGTGGACGACAGAGGACGTCGAGCGCGGCTACCGGTGGATCGACGACGGTCCGAGGTCGACGATCGAGAAGCTCGAAGACGCCGAATGACAGGCAACCGAACAGAGTTCGAATCGTGAAATGAGGGAAACCATGGGCCAGTCGGACGGCGCCTCGCGCATCATGAGCAGCATGGACACGCGAGCAGGGAGGGCGGCCGGGGACGGGTACGAGTACCGCTGCCCGCTGTGCCGTACGACGTCGGACCCCGTCGCCACCATGGCCGAGGCCAGGGCCGAGCGCCAGGCGCACCGCGACGAGTTCCACGGAGGCCACCGCCCCGACGGCGAGGAGATCACCCGGGCCGAGCCCGAGCGCATGCGGTTCGCCGACCTGCCGCGCGAGCAGAAGATCGCGACCGTCGTCGTCGCCTTGGTCCTCCTCGTCGGCATCCTCATCAAGACCGGCTGACGCAGACGCGACGAAGGGCCGCACCGTCCGGTGCGGCCCTTCGTGCTGTCGGGGCTAACCCTGCTGCTTGGCCTTGTTGGGCTGCCGCGGCGGGACCTTGTACTCCCCGCCGATGATGCGGAGCGTCGCTTCCGTCCACGGCACGAGGTCGTGCGCGGCGACGGCCGCGTAGGGAAGATCCGGGTTTGCCTTCAGCTCATCAGCCAGCGCCTTGCGGGCAGCGTGGCGCGTCGTCTCCTCGTTCTCGAGCGCCTTCTTCCACTCGCTGAGGGCGGCGCGGACCGCGTCACTGGGCTGGTAGTCGGGCAGCGGCTGCTTGCCGAAATAGGGCTTGGGCATGGCACCAGTCTTTCACGAGTCGATTTGGCCAAACCGGCTGAACGTCAGCGGGGAGTCCGAACCTTTGCCGTCACTTTACTTAATATGATTGTGAAAACTGGCTAGGGCAAGCGGATTTGGAAAGAATGCAAGGAGTACCACAAACCGCCCCAGAGAGACCCAGAGAGGACCCGATCATGAGCGAGACGTACGCGGAGCGCCTGGCCCAGGGAAACCCGCAGGCCGCCGCCGCCTTCCAGCTCGGCCAGATCATCGAAGCCGTCGACACGGCGCGCGCCGCCGCCGAGGAGGTCAAGCCGAAGGTGTGGCACTTCGCGAGCAGCGCCGACGTCCGCGTAGCCGTCGACCAGGAGCAGGTGGCCGACGGGGACGTTGTGGTCGTCGAGTCCGAGTGCGTCGTCGGCTTCGTGGCCGTTGTCTGGCCGGTCGCGATCACGGAGCAGCACGGCGCCTTCCACGCGTACACCCAGCTCGGGAAGCCCGCTCGCGAATACTGCAAGGGCGACTACACCCGCAGCGTCGAGCGGGCCGAGCAGATCGCCATCGAGCTGGGCTACAAGCTCGCCGACCCGTCCGCCGCCCAGACGGCCCGGATCGCCGCCGGCCTGCCCGTGACCTTCGAGACCCCGCGGATGCTCGTCGAGCCCGCCGACATCCTGCACGCCTTCGGCGCCCGCCTGAACGTCATCGATGCCGGTGTGCGGATCGACCCTGCCACCAGCCAGGGCGAATGGTGGGCGCTCGTCGAGGGCGCCGCCGAGGAGGACCAGCGGCGCACGTACCGCGGCCAGTGGGCGTTCGCCGTGCCCGTTGCGAACGCGGCCTGGGACGTCGTGACCGTCGAGCGGGTCCTTCCGGCCCCGAGTGCCTGACCAGAACAGACGACAGGAAAGGACGGCGACTGACCGTGGCGCAGAGCTTCGAGACCTTCAAGGGCGAGATTGAGCGCGCGTTGTCCGCGTGCGGGGTGGACCCGCAGGAGTGGTGCGACGTGAACGCTGCCGCCCGCTACCTCACCGAGGACCAGCACACGAACGCGCCGGACGAGTTCTGGTCGGTGGTCCGCCGCCACCGCCGCACGGCGCAGCGGGAAGCCGCGATCGACCGGGCGATGTTCCTCGACGACCTCGAACTGGAGCTGACGGGCGGCTGCGGGCGGTGCAGCCTGGAAGCCGACCAGATGTGCGTCAGCTGCGGGAAGTGCAACTGCTTCCGGCACGACGAGTGCACCCGGCCCGCCAGCCAGTAGACGAGGGAGTCGCAGGCCTGTGACCTGCGGTTTTCTTTGGCGATCATTTACTGAATCAACTTGTTAAAACTGGCTAGGGTAAGTCGATTCAGAAAGAATAGTAGTTCAAACCACCACCAACGACAGGAGCGGGACATGCGCGGAACGAAGGTCACCCCCGAGCACGGCAGGTGCCTGAAGTGCCGTCGTCCCCTCCACAACCCCAGCCCGGACGGTCTCGGCCCGAAGTGCAGACGCAAGCTGCGCCGCGCTACCCGGACCGAGGCCGCCCACCCGAAGTGGCAGGTCGCCAAAGCGGCCGAGCTGCTGGAGCTGGGCGCCGTCATCCCGCTCCGCCAGAACCGGATCTTCCTCGTCGTCGCCGACGACGGCACGGAGGTCTACCGGACCGCCGCCACCGGCCAGTGCAACTGCCCGGCCGGCCTGCGCTCCGTCCGCTGCTACCACGCCGTGGCCGCCCACCTGCTGGCCGCCTGATCACGAAGGAGACACCCCGATGTCCGCCTACCTCGCCACCGTCCGCCGCCTCAACCACCTCGCCGCCGTCGTACGCGGCCGGGCCTACCACCCGCAGCGCTACATGATCGAGACGCTCGCCGGGGCCATCGAGGACGCCGCGATCGCCATCCAGTCGTTCCCGGTCGATGAGCCCGGCGAGCTCCCCCAGGGAGCGATCGACGCCCTGCGTGAGGCCACCGACCTGCTCACCCAGAACGACTTCATGATCCCGGCCGCAATCGTCGGCTACGCCATCGCGCCGGTCACCGGCGTCATGCCGCAGATGGAGCCGCTCAAGGCGGTCAGCCTTCAGCTCGCCCGTCAGGACGCGGACCTGCGCGCCCGCCGGGTCGCCCTGATCGAGCACGGGCACCTCAACTCCCGCGACGAGGAGGTACTGACCGCGGCCCTCACCGGACTGGTCGCCCTGCACCGCCAGCACGAGCGCCTGGCCGCCGCCGTCGCCGTTGACAACGACCGGCCCTGCAACCGCGGCAAGGCCCCCGCCGACCTCGCCCACTGACCACCCCCAGCAAGAGCAGGAGTGCCCCATGTCCATCCACTTCGCGACCCGCGTCGACCAGCTACCGAGCTTCTTCCAGGTGCCCTGCATAGCGTGCGAGATCACCGGCGAGACCGGCCAGGCCGACAGCGTCGTCTGCGCCACCAGCGGCTTCGGCCTCGGCTCCTGCACGAACCACATCGACGTCACCGCAAGAGTGCTGCGCACGCTCCGCAACTACGAGCTGGCCGGCCTGCGCACCGCGTTCGTCACGGCCGGGATCACCCCTGAGCCGCAGCACGGCGGCGAGCGCACCGAGCAGCACAGCGAAGGGGGAGGGAACTGAGATGCCGATCTACCTGCCCGCTCCCGAAGCCCCGGCCGGAGGGCCCGACGGCAAGGGATGGAACAGACTGAGCCTCAACGCCCACGGCGGCTTCCTGGCACAGTGCGCCCTGCGGCCCCGACGGTGGGGTGCGCTGCTGGAGTCCCACGACACCCGGCGGGCCCGCTGGGGAGGGTTCGGGCCCTGCGTCAACCGCGGCGACTGCAAAGACTGCCCGATGCGGCAGGCCGTCGACGAGCAGTGGACCATCATCCCGATGAACGTCTCCCGGGTCCTGGTCCGCGTCGAGCCGATATACGGGTCGGACGACGCCATGTTCGTCACCGGCCCAGACGGCTGGCGCCTGTGGCTGACGACCGGACCTGACGACCGCGACTACCGCAACCGGCCGCCACTGGGCTGGGACGCCATTGCCCGCGTGCGCGGCTGGGACCTCGGCCGCCCGTACATCGACGAGCACGGTGAGGGCTTCTGGCTGGAACGCACAGCCCGCGTCCCCGCCTGGGGCTGCTCCATCGGCACGAAGATCTGGCCGTCGTTCACCCGGCACGCCTTCCGGGTGGCCAGGACCGGGGTCGCCCTCCTCCACCACCACGGCGACTGCGCGCACGGCGACGAGCTGCTGAACGCGATCTCCCACGCCTGCCCCGGCCCGGACGGCGCCGACGAGGAACGGGTGCCGGTCCACTGGCGGCAGGCGGCGGAGATGACGCCTCCGGCCGTCGGCGACCTCTGGTTCGGCGTCGACGTGGCGACCATGAGCGTGCGGATCGTCGCCGTCGACGGGCCGAGGAACGAGCGGGCCCGGCTGACCCTGTCCGGGTCCGGCTGGACCGCCGAGCGCGTGAGGGCGGCCGGCGAAGCACTCCGCGCGTACCTCGACGGACACGCGAAGGGTGGTGAGTGACCGTGAAAGGCCTCGTTCCGCTCGACTCGATCCTGTACCGCGTGCGCTTCATCTGGCCGGACGCTCAGTGGGTGCTGCGCGAGCCGCCGGGCGTGCGGCCGTCGCTCACCTGGAAGGGTGGGCCGACCGTCGAGGAGGTCACCGTGGAGCTGCGGCGGCCGGACATCGACATGACCCGCGCCAACTGACGGGCTTCTGACCTGGGTTCTTAGAAGTTCTTTTACTGAAACAGCTTGTTAAAACTGGCTAGGGCAAGCTGTTTCGGAAAGAATGAGAGTAGTTCAAAACGCACCACCTCACCGAGAACAGGAGCCCGCCATGGACGCCGCCACCTTCACCGCCGTGTTCGCAGTCGCCGCCACCTCCACCACGTGGACCCAGACGAACCTCGGCAACGTCACCGAGGTCAGCCACGCGGGCCAGACCTGGACGGTCCTCCTGCCCGGCATGGGCACCGACGAGAACGGCGAGGCCACGCCGAGCAAGGCGCGGATCACCGGCCACTTCGGCTTCGGCGGCACTGAGTTCGCCGACGTGGAGGCCACGTGGGGCCAGACGACCGGCATCGTGGACGCCGCTATGGCGGCCTTCCGTATCTGACCCCCCAACCCTTGGGCCCGGCACCTGAAGGTGCCGGGCCTCCCTCATGCCTGCACGGAGGCAAGCCATGGAGCAACTCGACCTGTTCGCCGACCTCGGCGCACCGGAACCCCCCAAGCCCGAGAAGACGATCACCCTGCCGAAGCCGACCGCGGGCCAGTACGCGACCGCCGTGGCGCGACCGCCGCAGTCGAAGCCGCAGCAGCCGGCCCTCGTTCCGGAGGCGGACCCGGCTCCGGCCCGGCGGCGCCTGGAGTTCGCCATCCGTCCCGCCGACGGCCTCACCTTCGGTGAGGCGGTCGCGGACGCGTGGCACGGCTCGTACGGCGGGAACCGCATGGAGATCCCCGTGGGCATCGTCGCCACCCTGGCGCTGTGGCCGCAGAAGGGGCACCCGCGCACCCTTGCCGAGTTCTTCCGGGGCCTGGACGCCGAGCAGCTCATCGCCTGTGTCCGGGAGGTCGCCGCCTACTGGTGGATGCGGCGCCCCGACCTGATCGACACCGCCTCGGTGCTGTTCCACTGGGCGGAGGAGGAGAAGTTCACGAAGAACGAGCTGGCCGCCATCCGGGCCACGTTCCACGCGGCACTGAACGCGAACGTCCTCGACCACACCGGCCGCGAAGACCCGGCGTGGAACTCGGAGATCGACCTGATGTCATGGGCGGTCACCACTCTGCGGCACAAGTCCGCGCGGTCCGGCCTGGGCGAGTACCACACGCCCCCGGAGGTGTGCGACATGATGGCCGCCCAGATCCTCGGCAGCGACCCCGAGCAGATCCGGGAGGGCTACTCGGTCCTCGACCCGTGCGCGGGCACGGGCGGGATGTTCCGGTCTGCCGTCAACCACGTGCGGAGCATGGGCATCGACCCGGCCCGCATGACGTGGTTCGCGCAGGAGCTCGACCCGCTCGCGGCGGCTGGCTGCGCCGTCAACATGATCGTGTGGGGGATGGGCCCGAACGCCATGGTGGCCTGCGGCGACACGCTCGCCGAGGGCAACATGTGGCAGCGGGCGGTCGAACACCGGAAGTTCATGGTCGAACGGCGGGACGACGCCGCGGCCGTCATAGCGATCGCCCGTGCGGTGCACCAGGTCGAGCAACTCGTCTCCGGAGGCTCCGCAGCCGCCTGACCTGCTGTTTCCTTTGGCGTTCTTTTGCTGAATCAGATTGTCCAAACTGGCTAGGGTAATCCATTTCGGACAGAATGAAAGTAGTCCAAAACGAACCAACCTGCACGGAACGGGAGCCAGCCATGGACGCCAGGACAGCGATCGCCGAGACCTTCCACCCCGACCACGCTCTCGCCGTCGGCGATTGGGTGCTCGTCTTCGGGAACTGGCACGAGGCCATCGACACCGACGAGATCCGGAGTGTCGAGCCCTTCATCACCCACTACCTGACCGCCGAGCAGGCGCGCGCCCTCACCTCCGGCGCCTGACCACCATCCACCCCACCCGGCCCGGCACCGGGCGCCCTCCGGCGCCCCGAGTGCCGGGCCGGCCTCATCTCTGAAGGGCTGATCGATATGACCGCTATCCGCGCCTACATCACCGCCGGACTTCGCTTCCCGGCCGACGAGATCCTGTGCAAGGGTGACCGCTGGCAGCGAGGATGCGCCGCCGTCGACGGAGAGGCCGCGTACGCGATCCACACCTTCGAGGGCAAGCACTTCTGCGGCTACCACTCGCCGTTCGACAACAAGTACGTGCCCTGCGCCAACTGCGGCGAGAAGCTGGTGCTCATGGCCATGGAGGGCGACGCGGTCTGCGACGACTGCCTGATCGCCATCAACCGGGTGACGGAGTACGACTACTACCTGGCCATGACCGGCGCGCACGACCTGCGCCACCCGCACCGGCCCGCTCCGGTCGACCTCCCGGTGAGCGACTACGTCGACCACCACACCAGGGAGGAGATCGGCGCGGAGGAGGCGGCCGGCCACGTCTGCGACGAGGTCGAGGAGCGCGCCACGTACGGCCGGTACGTGTCCGACGGCCTGGCCGACACCGACGGCCACTACGCGCCCGAGCCCTTCGAGGCCTGGCAGGCGCACTACCACCGGGCGATCGGCTACAAGGAGCCGCGCACGGAGGAGTGCACCGAGACGGAGTGCAAGGCCCCGAGCCACGAGCGTGTGAAGTGCGTGCAGGACCGGATCCCCGGCAAGGGCCGGAAGGTCCGCACGTACAGCGTCTGCCCCGGCTGCTACGACCGGCGCCTCGCCGAGTACCGCGCCTCCCGCGCCGCCTGACGCGGCCCCGACCTCCCCAACCATCTGGGCGCGCACCCCAGTGCGCCCCTGGCCCCCCAAGGGATCTCACATGCTCGACGTGACGGCAGGAATCACCGAAGCGCTCATCAAAGCCGCCGTGGAGAAGGACGCGCGGCTCACGAAGTACGTCCACCAGGTCAAGGTCAGTACCCGGCGGAAGACGCTCGGGATGAGCATCAAGCCCGGCGACCCCGGCATCACCCTGCACGTGCCGGTCGGCACCGCGGCAGACACGGTGGTCGACACCGTCGCGGGGAACATCGACCGCCTGGTCAGCCTCATCAGCAAGGCCCGCCAGCACGCCCCCGACCACCCGGCGAAGGAGCTGGTGAACGGCTCCGGGTTCCAGTGGCTCGGCCGCTCGGACCGGCTGAAGATCGTGGACGACGCACGGGTGCCCCTCGAACGCGCCCACACGGGGCAGTGGTGGTTCCTGCTGGCCCGGGACGCGAAGCCGCTCGGCGCTCGCCCGTTCATCGACTGGTACGTGCGCGAGGGCACCGCGTGGCTCTCGCAGGAGACGGCCTCCATGTGGTCGCGGATTGCGGGCGACCGGCCGATACCGACGGTCCGCGCGGCCGACATCGGCCGGCGCCGCTGGGGCGTCTACCACAGCGGCAAGCACGAGGTGCGGATCGCGTGGCAGGCGTTCCAGCTGCGGCCGGCCCTCGTGCGGCACGTCCTCGTCCACGAGTTCACCCACGCGCTGGTGCGCACCGGTAAGCCGCACGGGCCCGAGTTCTGGCGCGCGTTCGAGCGCGGCCACATCGGCGCCCGCCAGGAGGCCCGGCAGCTCGACGAGGAAGGCCGCCGAGTCTGGATGGGCGACCTCGCCTCCTGACCCCCGAACCGCCCGCAGCGCACGAAGGAAGGACCGAGAACATGGCGTCGAAGAAGACGGACGAGCTGGTGGCCAAGCTCCGCCAGAACGGGGCGCAGGTAGTGAAGCGCGGGTCGCGGTGGCGCGTAACCCAGCCGGGCAAGGGCCTGGGCTTCCTGGCGACCTCTGACCCGAAGGACCGCAAGGGCCTGGAGAACAAGATGGCCGACCTGAGACGGAAGGGTTACGACGTCTGAGCCCCTGACCTGCTTTCTTTGTCGTTCTTTTATGGAAACAGCTTGTCTAAACTGGCTAGGGCAAGTCATTTCGGAAAGAATGAAAGTAGTTCAAAACACATCAACCTACACAGAACGGGAGCCAGTTATGACCGCCACCGTCCCCCTCGCCCAGGCCTTCGAGTCCCTGTCCGAGATCTACACGAGCCGTGAAGAGGCCGCCCGTACCAAGCTGGCCAAGTGCCTGACGGACCTCGGCCAGGGCGTCGACACCAGCCTGATCCGGACCGCGATGGAAACCGCCGCGGAGGCCCTCCCGTACAGGCGGGTCCTGATCTACGCCGAGAAGACCGGCGTCCGCGAGGCCCTGACCGGCGTGCGAAAGGACCTGACCCGCCAGCTGCTGTCGCGGACGCTGGGCTCCAGCACCTGCCAGATCCGCAACGAGGCCGCCCGCATGGAGGTGGAGGCCGCCCAGCGCTTCCTGGCGAACACCGAGAACCTCCTGGACCTCTACGGCGACACCCTGAGCGAGGAGACCGCCCAGGAGGCCGAGCCCGAGCCCGCGCCCGCCCCGGTCGACGTCCCGACGGCGACCCCGGCCCAGAAGCGCACCCTGCTCGCCATCCGCGACAACAACATCAGGCTCCAGGAGTTCGCGCTCGGCAAGACCAAGGTCATGTCCGAGGCGGCGGAGCGCCCCCGCAAGGACATGGTCGAGTGGGTGATCGGCCAGGGCTGGGCGAAGCAGGACACCAGCGACTCCCTGTTCAACGGTCAGAAGGTCAGCCTCACGGAGACCGGCGAGGCGATCCTCGCCAGCTGACCAGCGCGACCCCAACCAGCCGGCCCGGCACCGGGCGCCACCGAGCGCCTCGCGTGCCGGGCCGGACCGCACACCAAGGAGACGAGACGATGGCCGACATCACGATCACCCACGCCCGCGCGGAAGGCACGCTCGCAGATCGCCTCTGACCTGGGGTTTCTTAGAAGTTTCTTTGCCGAAACTGGTTGTTAAAACTGGCTAGGGAAAGCTATTTCGGAAAGAATAAAAGTAGTTCAAACCACCCCACCAGTTACGGTCAGAGGAGAGCGCAATGAACGCCGCGAGCATCATCGAGGAGATCGAGTTGATCGCCGAGATCGGCGAGGCGGAAGACGCGCTCGACCTCTCGAAGCGGCTGATCGGCGACGAGCAGACCGCCTGGGCGATCGACGTCCGCCGGGCCGTGACTCGCGGCGTGCTCGACCGGAACGTGCTCCGCGCGGTCGCGGGCCGGATCGCCGAAGCCGTGAAGCCGACGGTCGACTGGGGCCTGTTCGCCGGACAGCTCGCCGACATGGAGGCCGGCCTGCGCGCCGCCCTGGCGGCCGACGCCGCGATGCCGCGCGCGGAGCGTCGCGAGCGCAGCGCCCGGCAGTGGACGGAGAAGCAGCGGTACGAGGAGCGCGTGCGCATACAACGAGCAGGTCGAGTTCGTGAACCGCGAGCGCGGCCGTGCGCACAACCGCGCGCAGGCCGCTGCGGTCCGCGAGAAGACCTGTGGCGACTGCTTCCAGGAGCGCGCCGCGAATGGCGCCTGCGGCTGCTGACCTGCGGTTTTCTTAGAAGTCCTTTTACCTAATCAGATTGTTAAAACTGATTAGGGCAAGTTGATTCGGAAAGAATGAAAGTAGTTCAAACCACCCCATCTCGTCAGTGAAGGGACAAGTTGTGACCGCCACCGCCACCGCCACCCCCGAGGCCACCGTCACCGAGACCGACCGCACGGAGGAGTACGTCGACCCGTCGGCGACCCCGGCCGGCCCCGCCCCGGACGGCCTCGGCGCGCGGGACGACGCCCCGGCCGAGAAGAAGCCCGCCCGCCGCAGCCCGCGCCGCGCGCCCGCGACGAAGACTGCGGCCGCCGCGAGAAAGGCCCCGGCGAAGAAGGCGACCGCCAAGCAGACCGCCGACGGGCAGCGGACGCAGCTCCGCACGATCCCGACGGCGAAGATCGACCGCGACCCGGGCCAGCCCCGCGAGCACTTCGACGAGGCCGCGCTCCAGGAGCTGGCCAAGTCCATGGCGAAGCTGGGCCAGCTCCAGCCGATCAACGTCCGCTACAACGAGGACACGAAGCGGTTCACGATCATCATGGGCGAGCGCCGCTGGCGGGCCGCCCAGATCGCCGGCCTCGCGCAGATGAAGGCCGTCGTCATGCACGGCGTCGGCGAGGGCCGCGAGACGTTCGCGATGGCCGTCGCCGAGAACGTCGGCCGCGCCGACATGACCGCCGTCGAGGAGGCGAAGGCCTTCAAGAAGCTGGTGGACGCCGAGTACACGGTCGATGAGGTGGCCGAACTGGTCGGCAAGAGCGCCGCCTACGTCCAGTGGCGCATCGACCTGCTGCGCCTGTGCCCGGAGGCGCAGGAGGCCCTCGTCAAGAACCAGCTGCCGGTCGGCCTGGCCTGGTACGTCGGCAAGCTGTCCAACGACAACCAGGTGCGGTTCCTCGGCCGCTGGGTGCGCGGCGACTTCAAGAGTGCCCGCGACGCGGAGGCCTTCGCGCAGGCCCTCCACACCGAGGAGAAGCGCCAGGAGGAGCAGGGCTCGTTCTTCGTCCTCTCCGAGGAGGCGGCAGCCACCCGCAAGGACAACGGGCAGGACGCCCTGCCGGGCACCCTCGACCTCCCCGAGGAGGAGCGAGAGCGGATCGTCGCCGACCGCAGCAAGCTCGTCGGGAAGATCGAGAAGCTGGGCCAGGCCGGAGAGATCCTCTCGCTGCTCGCCGCCACCGACGAGGAAGAGCTGGCCCTGCTGCTCGCCGGTACGCCCGGCGGCATCGGCGGTCACCGCCTCCGTATCAAGCACCTTCAGGACATCGCGACCAAGGCGATGGCGAACCTCCGCAAGGCGGAGATGGTCGCCGAGGTCCGCGCCAGCGGCCTGACCGTCAACCCCGACGCCGAGGCCGGCGGCGACGCCGACGCCGCCGCCTGACCACCCACCCACCGGCGCCCCGCCCAGGCAGCGGGCGGGGCGCCCCCCTTCACCCCTCCAAGGAGACAGACCCATGAAGCGACCCGTCAGCTTCCACGACCAGCCCGTGCCGACCTTCACCCCGTACGACGTTGCGAAGGCCGTCCTGGAGCACTGCGGCGACCAGTGGGGCGCCGAGCCCGGCCCCTGGGCCACCACCGGCCACCTGCGGGCCTGGGACAACACCCCGTTCACGATCGGCGTCAACCCGACCGGCGAGCTGTTCGTCCGCAACGACCACCTCGGTGACGCCCTCCCGCTGCCGGTCGAGCCGACCGACGACCTCGACACCATCGCGCGCGCGGTCGCCGAGATCGTCGGCCACCTCTACTGATCTAAGCCCCGTTCACGCAGGCCAGAACCCTTTACCCCTCGAAGGACCCCGATGGAGATCCCAAGCGGCGTCTACGACGTCCTCACCGACACCCGCACAGTCATCGCCGGCGACCGGGTGCAGATCCCGTTCGAGCTGGACCGCGCCCAGTACGAGCAGGTGAACAAGGTCCTGAAGGAGATCGGCGGCCGGTGGGACGGCCGCAACGCCGTGCGCGCCCACGTCTTCCCCTTCCCGGTGGAGGAGTTCATGCGGGCTTGCCTCGCCACCCGCGAGTTCCCCAGCCGGTACGAGCAGGGCTGGTACCCGACCCCGCCGCGCGTGGTCCACGACATCCTGGAGCACGCGGCGATCAGAGAGGGCATGAGCGTTCTCGAGCCCTCAGCCGGTACCGGCTCGATCACGGGGCCGGCGGTCCGGCGCGGCGCCGTCGTCGACTGCGTGGAGATAGACGAGTGGCGCGTCCGGGTCCTCCGCGAGCAGGGCGCCGCCCGCCGCGTGGTCCACGCGGACTTCCTCGACCTGGACCCGCTCGACTGCCCCCACGGCTATCGCAGGGTGCTGATGAACCCGCCGTTCGCGGCGGCCGTGCAGCACGTGCAGCACGCGATGGGCTTCCTCGACGACGACGGCGTGCTGATCTCGGTCCTGCCCGAGTCGGTCATGTGGCACAGCGACCGCGCCACGACCGAGTTCCGCGAGCTGATCGCCCTCGCCGAGGGCGAGTTCATCCCGCTGTCCGACGAGTCGTTCGCACCGTCCGGGACGAGCGTGCGCACCGTGCTCCTGGTCGTCACCTCCGAGCCGGGCGGGCCGCTGCCCACCCACGGCTGGTGGCAGAGGCAGCCTCGACAGCTCGGCCTCTTCGCCCTAGCCTGACCTGCGTTTCTTTGTCTCTTCTTTACTTAATCAGCTTATTTAAATTGGCTAGGGTGAGCCGATTCGGAAAGGATGAGTGAAGCACCACAAACCACCCCAGGAAAGGGCAGAGTCATGGAAAAGGCGGACATCATCCAGAAGATCAACAACGGGGATCTCTTCGTCCTCACCCGAGAAGAAATGGCCCTGCTCCTCCCCTGGCTCCGGGACACCGTCACCGCCCAGGAGAGGAAGGACGAAAACGCGGACCTCTGCCAGTTCTTCAGCCGAGTCATGCGGCTTGCGAACCAGCTCTACGGCACCGAGCCGTTCAACCGCGAGACCTGCATCTGCAACGGCTGACACCCCACAGGGGGCCGCCCAGGCGGCCCCCGACTCCAACATCCCCCCGGAAAGGACGGGAATGGATCTCGCCACCTGCACCTACCAGGAGTTCACGCCCGACATGGGCGCTCCGATCCGCACCACCGCGGGTCACCCGCGCTTCCCCCTCGGCTACGAGTTGGCCGGTCACGCCACGCTCATCACGCCGACCCGGGAGCTGCTCGCCCAGAACCTGCCCGAGGACGCCTACGAGTTCAGCTACCGGCGCATTCTGAACGGCTACGGCATCCACCGCATCTGCGCCGAGCTGGCCGGCCTCGCCGCCCGGAACGGCGGCGCCCGCCTGGTCCTGCTCTGCTTCGACCGCCTCGACAAGCTGCGCCCGGCAGACGCCTGGTGCCACCGGATCCATTTCGCGAAGTGGTACCTGGAGCAGACCGGCGAGGAGATCCCCGAACTCGGCGCCCGGCCGGCGACCCCGCCGCCCTCCCTCTTCTGACCAGCCCCTGACCAGCCCTTTCCGACGGGCGGGACGCACGGCGTCCCGCCCGTCACCCATGCCCGGAAGGAACGAACGCACCGTGCCCTACATCGACGCCACCACCCAGGCATGGGCGGCGAGCAGTCCAGCCCGCCCGTACAAGCACGACGGCAGCGTGCTGACAGCCATGAGCTGGTTCTGCGGCGCCGGAGGGGACACGCAGGGCGGGGACGCGGTCCCCGGCGTGCAAGTCACCCGGGCGGCGAACCACTGGGACGTCGCCCTCGCCACGCACACCTGGAACAACCCGAACTGCGACGTGTGGAAGGGCGACATCCGCCGGGCCCCGGTTGAGAAGTGGCCGGTCTGCCAGCTCTTCTGGGCAAGCCCGGAATGCCCGAAGTGGAGCGCGGCCCGGGGAGTGAAGCGCGACTTCGACCGAACCATGCAGGGCGACTTCGACTTCGAAGAGGAGGAGTTCAAGAGCGAGAAGGAGCGGCGGGCGGCCGAGGAGCGCTCGCGCGCCCTCATGGAAGAAGTCCCGATGTACCTGCGGGGCGTCATCAACCGCGGCGGCCTGGTCCTCGCCGGAGTGGTCGAGAACGTCATCGACTGCCGGGACTGGGACCAATGGGACCGCTGGGTCGGCGAGTTCCACAAGATGGGCTACCGCACGAAGCTCCTCGCCATCAACTCGATGCACGTCGCCCCGCGCACCATGCCGCGCGTCCCACAAAGCAGGGACAGGCTGTACTTCGTCTACTGGCACGAGAGCATCGGACGCAACCCGGACTTCGACAAATGGGTGCTGCGCCCCGACGCCTGGTGCTCCGACTGCGACGAACAGGTCCGCACCGTCCAGGTCTTCCGCAAGCCCGGCAAGGACATGGGCCGCTACCGCCAGAGCTACGACTACCGGTGCCCGAACGCGCACTGCCGCGCGATCGTCGAGCCCTCCGTCCTCCCGGCAGCAGCGGCGATCGACTTCTCGATCCTGGGAACGCCGATCGGCGACCGGGAGAAGACGGACGACTGCCCCGAGGGCCTCGCCCCGGCCACGATCGCCCGCGTCCGCGCCGGAGGCGCCCAATACTGGGGCTGGGGCATGGACGAGGAAGACGGCCAGGGCTCGCTGTTCGGCGACATCGACGCCGAGCCCGGCGCCGAGCCCGGCCCGCTCCTCGTCCCGGCCGGCGGGACCTGGCGGAACAATGCGATCGGCCTGGACGTGCCGATGCCGACCCGCACAACGGTCGAGACCGACGGCGTCGCGTTCCCGCCCTTCCTCGTGCCCTGCGAGGGCCGCACCGGCAAGAAGCCGATGCGCCTGGACGAGCCGATGCGCACCCAGACGGCCCGCGCAGAACTCGCCATCGCCCACGCGCCGTTCGTGGTCCCCATGCGCGGCGGCGGCGACAAGGAGAAGGCGCGGCACCTCGGCCATCCGCTCCACACGGTCTCGGCGGGCGGTAATCACCACGGGCTGGTGGGCCTGCCTGACCACCTGCTCGTGCCGTACTACGGCAACGGCCAGGCCCGGCCGGTCACCGAGCCGGTCGGCGCCCTGCCGACCCGCGACCGGTACGCGCTGGTCAAACGGAACTTCACCATCGACGAGGTCCTGTTCAGGATGCTCCAGCCGCACGAGATCCACAGGGCGATGGCCTTCCGGCCGAAGTACAAGATCATGGGCTCGAAGCGCCACCAGGTCAGGCAGCTCGGCAACGCCGTCACCCCGGCGGTCGCCGAGGTTCTGTACTGCGCGCTGGCCGAGTGCATCACCGGCGAGGAGATCAGCCGGTACGAGCTGGCCGCCTGACCTGCGGTTCTTGTAGGTTTCTTTACTGAATCAACTTGTTAAAACTGGCTAGGGCAAGGTGATTCGGGAAGAATGAAAGTAGTTCAAAAACACACCAACTCCGCAGGGGATGAAGATGCGCGACTACCTGAACAAGACCGAGCTGCTCGCCGCCATGAACAACGGGGAGCGCCTGGAGGCCCACCCGCGCACCCCCTACGCGGGAGAACAGGTCGAGTACCTGCCCCGCGTGGACATCGTGGGCGGCAAGCCGACCAGTCACCCGGACTTCTACCCCTGGCGCGTGGTGGGCCGCTCCGGCGACTACCGCCTGCGTAACAGCGAAGTCGTGGTCATCGAGGCCGCCGCCAACTAGCCCGCCCGGCCGGGGAGCAGGCAGCGCTCCCCGGCCCGCCCGATCAGCCACCACACCACCAAGGAGCACCGGCATGGCCCGCATCACTCGCCCCGCCCGCATCGGCGTCATCAGCGACGGCGTCCTCACCCAGGACGGCAACCCGTTCAACCTGAAGTACCTGGTCATGGACGCGCAGCCGGACGGCGTCCTCGAGGACGTTGTCACGCCGGACTACGTGACCGGTGAAGCCCTGTACCGGACCGGCTTGGTCGTCGGCCACGACGGCAAGGGCCTGGGAGTCGCCTGGCCGGCGAACCCGCTGCCGACACCGCGTGTCCCGATCGCCGCCGACCACTCGGCGCTGGCCGCACGCCAGTCGGCGGGCACGTACTTCCCCACCCCCGAGGGCTCGGCGCTGATCTCCGCAGACTTCGTGCCCGGAGAGCACTCGCTTTCGATTACCGGCCCGAACGCGACGTACGCCCGCGAGACCCGCGACCGCATCCGCGCGGCCATCGCGAACAGCGGCATCCAGTGGCCGCTCGGCGCCATGGGCGTCGTCGCTCACTGGACCGTCGCTCGCGGAGGCGCGGCCGCCGACCTCGCCCTCGCCTGCACCGCCCTCGCCGCCTCCGGCAACATCCCCGCCAACGCCGTGGACGGCGTGACCATGATCGGCCAACTCGGCCTGGATGGCCGGGTCCACGCGGTCCGCGACTTCCACGAGCTGATGCAGCTCGCCATCGACGCCGGCGACCCGAAGTTCGTGGTCCCCGAGGAGCAAGTCGCCGAGGCCGTCGCCTCGTTCCCCGACGTGGCTGTGCAGGGCGTGCGAACCCTGAACGACGCCCTGACCTTCCTCACCGAGATGGCCGACTGACCTCACCCCGAACGGGCCGGGGCAGGCAGCGCCCCGGCCCCACCACCCGCCCCCACCAGCGAAAGGAACCGACCCACATGACCAGCAAAGCCTTCTGGACCGAGTACTTCGAGGACGCCTACCGCGACGCCGTCAAGAAACGGGGCGAGGTCCTCGACCATGGCCTGCTCCTCATCGCCCACGTGATCCGCGAGGAACTCCCCACGGCCACGGCCGTCAGCGTCACCAGCGGCATCGTGGCAGCCGTACACGACTCCGAAGGCACGATCTGGCGGTTCAACGACGAGACCAGCAACCTGAGCCGCCGAGCCCTCAGGGAGATCCGGGACACGCTCCTCGACATGTTCACCTTCACCCGCACCACGTACCCGCTCCTCGCGGCCAACTGGAAGCCGGTCCCGGACCAGCCCGACACCCTCCGCGTCGAACTGCCCAAGGACCCCGACAAGAAGGACCAGGAGCAGAACACGGCCCCGGCCGGCAACGACCGGCCGCACGGGACGCCGGGGGAGGACGCGGGGAACTGCGCCCAGTGCAGCCGACCGCTGATCTGGGACGGGACAGGCAAGCGCGTGAACGACGAGTGGGGCGAGCACCTCTGCTACGGCCCCCGCTCGGCCGACGCACGGTCCAGGGTCCACGTCCTGGCCGCGCCGCAGACGGCCACCGCATAGCTAAGCAGCAGACGGGCCGGGGAGCAGGCAGCGCTCCCCGGCCCTCACTGCGGATCTAAGCACCTCAACCCCCCGAGCACTCCGCCACCCCAAGCGGCAGCCCCCAGGCCCTCTACGAGATCCACACGGCCCCCATGGGCCACGCTTCCGCCCCTCCCCACCACCCAGGAGCGCCCCCCGATGGCTACGGCACAGCTGGCGTTCGACCTGCCCGGCTTCGGGTCGGACGTCCCCAGCTAGGGGTTTTCGAAGACTCCCTGGTGGAGGTACCAGTGGCTGTCGGCCAGTCCGTAGCGCAGGGCGGTGTCCCACGCATTGAGTCCGTGAGTGTTGGCGTGTTGCTCGGCGTCCTCTTGCAGGTGAGCTGTCAAGGCTGGCACACCGCTCTCGCGGCGTATCTTCTGGTGCAGCCACTGGTTGGCGGTCACCACGGATATGCAGAACTCGGCATAGCGCTGTGCCAGCTTGAACGTGTGGAAGTGGTACTCGACGCGGGCATGCAGTTCGGCGTCCCATTCCGGCAGGGCCTGGATGCGGAACTGCACGGGCCAGCTTGTGATGTCCGCGAAAAGATAGCGTCCGGTCTGGCCAGGGCGGTCGTAGTAGGGGTGGAGGGTGCGCTGACCGGCGGTGGCCCCGATCCGGTCGCCTTTCATCTGGTTGCACTTGCCGCATGCCGGCACCAGATTCACAGGACAGATTGTGTAGAGCGGGAGTGTGTCCTTGGGCAGGTGATGGTCAAGTGAGCCGATCTCACTGTTGCCGCACAGCAAGCAACGCCCGAACGGCGCGCGGGCCTTGAGTTCGTCGTACTTCAGCCTGCCATCCTTACGCCCGACCAGCCCCGCACTGTAGAGAGTCCTCAGGTGCGCTCCATCGCGGTCGGGCAGCAGCTCCTCGGCCTTCTGCGCAGCGATGGCGAGCGTGTAGAGGCCGTTGTGCTCGGCAGCGTCGATGTAAATCTGCTCGGCTGTGGACAGGTCCCTTTCGCGGGCCAGGAGCCGTATCTTCAGGACGGAGTTCCGCAGCCTCCTGCAAGCAGCGGTCAGTGTCTCTCTGACCGTCATCACGGGGGGATCGAGCGGAATCATGACGTTCTTCCGTCCCGACGGGAGGTGAGGACACGGAGCAGGCCGCGCGCTTCGCTTCCCAGGGACTCGAAGCCTGCCAGGATCTCTTGGTAGCTGCGTCCCCCGTCGACCTCCTTGGCCAGGGCCGCGTAGAAACCGGTGGCGGTGGACTCCAGGCCGAACGCCTCGTGAGTGAGCGCGCTGACGTTCTCACCGTAGGTTTCCATCAGCGGCCGCTCGGCTGTCAAAACATTGCCGTAGCGACGTAGCTTGTAGACGCACGATTTCGGAACCTCCTGCAGGACGACCGGTGAGTGCGTTGCCACGACCGCCATTCCGTTGACCTCAGATAGAAAGTCGGACAGTGCATGGATGAACGCCGACAACAGAGGCGGCTGAAGGTGTGCCTCGGGTTCATCTATGAAGACGACCGTGCGTTCGGTCACCTCCTGGACCAGTCGCGTCAGGGCAAGCAAAGCAATCTTGTGGCCAGAACTCAGGGGAGCAAAGAGCCGTACCGCAGCGGCGTTGAACCGGCGGTCAGAGCCCTCGGACAACAGATCGTCAATATCGCCAGCATAGTCATCCAGGAAACCGGACTCCGGATAACTGAGCGTGGCCAGAATCTGCTCCCACCGGCTACGGCGGGCACCGATTCGGGCCGTGGCGAGACTCTTTGCGAATTCCTCGGACAGGTCTTCACTCGTCTTCAGTCGCTGTGGCTCCTCACTGTCCCGCAGCCCGATGTAGGCGAACCTCGCGGGAGCGTCCGGGTGATGGAGCAGGTCATCGAAGGCGCTGAAGGAGACCAGCACCACGTTCGGCGTGAGTTGGGCTGTGCGGGCAGTGAACTGAGTAACCTCAATAGTCCCAGTCGCCACGCCATCAGCCATCGCACGCATCATGCTGGTCTTGCCCACTCCATTGCGGCCAATCAGGGCATGTACGTTGCTTGGCGGCAGCGAGGCGGGGCTGGCCCGGAAGCTCAGTGTGGGCGGTTCGTACCCTGAACCCTCAGGAATGGAAGGCGTGTAGTCCCACTGGAAGTCGACGACCCGAGCGCGGCCGCGAGCAATGAGGTGAAGGCGCTCCAGCTCCGGGCCCGGATGACGGACATCGCGCATCAGGGAATCTGTGAAGACTCTCATGTGCCATACGCGTTCCACTAAATCCGTGCTGTAGTCGTAAGCCACATCCCGCAACGCTGTCAGAATGCTGATTCTGTCATTATCGCTCAGTTTGCTCAGCGACTCGTAGTACTTGTCGTCGAGACCCAGGCTGAAGTAGTCTTCACTGAGCCCCTCGAAGCGGCGCGGGAGGCGTTCATCGGTCCGAAAGAAATCTTCATTTCGGTCTGATCCCATATCGAAATGTCCAATTCGGACACCGCCGATAACCTTCGAGCCTTTCCCGCGGAACTTGATGCTCAGCTTGTACAGTGTCACGAAGCCATAGTCATTCCAGTTATCCGGGACTAGGTAGGCTCCGCTGTAGTCCGCAGGCAAATCCCGCGGCCGCTCCACCACGACGAACCGCATGATTCCCCCCATGCAATGAGCTGAAGCCCTCTCTGGCCACAAGTACCACACTGTAGTCGTCGCCCCGCGCTCGTCTCACGGTTACCTGTACGTGAGGTCCGGGCCGCAGAGAACCAGGGGGCCGACGGTCAGACGCGTCCACACTGGCCTCCATGGACGAGCTGGCAGCAGAGCAGCCTGCTCCTTCAGGTCGCCACGACAAGATCAGCACCTACACCGGCAAGCGCTGGCCTGCGCTCCACGAAGTGCCCTCCACCCGGCACAGGGATACCGCTGCGCACTGCTGCGAACTGCGCACTTGATTGAGCTGAGGTACGATCCGGATCGGCCGGTCGTTTCGAACAGCGGCACGACCGCCACCCGCGCTGGTGCGTGTAAGTAACACGGCCCGACTTCCAGTCGGGCGTTCCAGGTGCAAGCCCTGGCCAGCGCTCCACACGATGGGCCCTCCCCACAGCCCCCGGGGAGGGCCTTCCGCATTCCACGCGACCGCCGACAATGGGCCGACAAACGCGCAGGTGCGCAACCTGCGCAGACGGACTTCAGGAGCGGCCCATGTTCCACGGCTCAATACCCGCCCCCCTCCGCTCGATCATCTACGAGCACGCCGGGACCTGGCCCGGCGAAGACATCTACGTCGGCTGCTCCGGGAACTTCACGATCGAACGCGTACTGCACGCCCGCTTCGGCGACAGTCGGCGCGTCCACGGCAACGACATCCAGGCCTACAGCTGCGCCCTCGGCTGGTACCTCGCCGGAGACGACCTCAACTACACCCTGCGCGAGGAGTACGAGGAGTCCCTCGGCTGGCTTAAGCCGTACCTGGAGGACCGTACGGACCTCCTCGCCACCCTTATGCTCGGCACCCGCTTCCTCCAGTACGTCGGCAAGGAAGGCGTCTACTACCGGCGGATGATGGACGCGACCCGCGACCAGTGGGAGCGGATGCACGACAAGACCGCCACCAAGCTGCGGAACCTCGAAACCCGCCTCGGCTCGTTCTTCCCCGGCGACGTCCGCGACTACCTCGACCACGAGGTGCCCACAGACGCCCCCGTGGTGATGTTCCCCCCGTTCTACGCAGCCGACTATCAGGCCCAGTTCGCGCCGATCGACGCCGCGTTCAACTGGCCCGAGCCGTCCTTCGACGAGCTCACCGAGGACGGCAAGGAACGCATCATCGAACAGGTCCAGGACCGGCCGAACTGGGTCCTCGGCCTCCACATCGAGCGCCCCGAGCTGCGAGACAAACTGGCCGGCGTCGTCCAGACAGCGAACCGCGGCCTGCCCATCTACGTGTACGCGGCGGCCGGCCCGCGCCGCATCGTCCGCCCCCGCCAGCCCGTCGAACCGATCCCCATGCCGAAGATCGGCCGCGACGAGGAACTCGGCGACCGCATGACGATGCACATCCTCACCGGCGGACAGTTCGCGGGCATCCGCTCCCAGTTCATGTCGAAGACCATCAAGCCCGGGTCGCCGTTGATCGCGTGCGGCGTCGCTATCGACGGGAAGCTGATCGGCGCGTTCGCCTACCTGCCGCCGAAGTTCGACCCGAACACCGCCTACCTGATGTCCGACTTCCCCGTCTCCTGGACCCGCTACCGGCGCCTCGCGAAGCTCATCGTCATGGCCGCCTCCACGAAAGAGGCCCAGATCCTCATCCAGCGCTCGCTGTCCAAGCGGATCGACGGCTGGGCGACGACCGCGTTCACCGACCGGCCGAACTCGGCGAAGTACGGGCGCGGCATCCCCGGCGTGAAGCTCCAGAAGCGCACCGAAGCCAGCAGCAAAGATCCCGGCGACGGCATCCACCGTTACCAGCTCCAGTACGGCGGCCCTCTCGGCGCCTACGACCTCGACGAAGCGCTCGCCCTGTGGAAGCGCAAGCACGGCAAGGACATGCGATGACGATCGACACGACGACCCCGCTCTTCCGCCCCAAGCTCGTCCGCCGTGACCCGCGCACCCTCGCCTCGCTCGAAGTGAACGCCCGCTTCATGCGCAAGGAGGAGTGGGACCGGCTGGTGGAGAACATCCGCCGCGACGGTTGCCTCACCTCCACCCCGCTCATCTACGCCGGCGGCGAGTACGCGGAGGGCGAGGAACTCATCCTGTCCGGCAACCACCGCACCAAGGCGTCGGTGGAAGCCGGACTCGACGAGATCGACTGCATGCTCATCGAGGAGAAGCTGACCCGGCAGCAACTCGTCGCCATCCAGCTCTCGCACAACGCCATCGCGGGCCAGGACGACCCGGCCACCCTTAAGCAGCTCTACGAAGAACTCGACGACGTCGACTGGCGGGCCTACTCCGGTCTCGACGACGAACAGCTCAGCCTCCTCGCCGAAGTCAGCCCCGAAGGCCTCTCCGAGGCGAACCTCGACTTCGCCACCGTCTCGCTGATCTTCCTGCCCATGGAGCTCGAGGCCGCCTGCGAAGCCTTCGACCAGGCCCGCCTCGGCCAGAACGAGAGCTGGCTCGCCGCACGCGCCGACTACATCCAGACCCTGGACACGCTCGCCTCCACCCACGCCGCTCACAAAGTCGGCAATGTCGCCACCGCCCTCCACGCCATCCTCGCGATCGTTGAACGCCACCTGGACGAGCTCCAAGAGGGCTACACCGGCCCCGACGGCACCCCCCTGCACTCCGGGCACGTCGGCCTCGAAACAGTTCTCGGCGCCCGCACCCTCCCCGCACCGGCCGCCGTCACCATCAACAAGGCCATCGCAGCCGCAGAAGGACGCGGAGAGATCGAGAAGGGGCAGGGCTGGCGCCTCCTCGAACGCCTGGCAGGTGAATACCTCTCCGGCAGCAACCACGTCCCCAGCGACCCCGCATGAGCAGCGTCGGCATCCAGTTCGTAGGCGGCCCCGCCGACGGGCAACTCCTCGTCATACCCGCCGACCCCTGGAACCCGCCCCACGTCTACGACCAGATCGCCAACGCCAACGGACGCCTCGTGTACCGGCGCGAGGTGAACCCAGGCGACGACGGCCCCCTGTGGCACTACCACTACGACCGGCAGGCGAGCGAGGGCACCGCGGGACCGGAGGAACGGCACACATGAGCACCCGCCCACCCATCAACCTCGACCTCGACATCGACCCGTGGGAACGTCAGCCCAACGAAACTCCTCACAAATACGGACAGTTCGCCGCGTACCGAGACATCGGCAGGACCCGCACCCTGACCGAAGCCGCACAGAGGCTGACACTCGCGTACGGGCACGTGAGGAACCTGGCCGCCCAGTACCGGTGGCGTGAGCGCGTCGAGGCGTATGACCGGCACCTGGACCGGCAGTACGAGGCGATGTGGCTGGAGGAGCGCAGGAAGGCCGCCGAGACCGACGCGAAGATCCTGGGCGCGGCGATCGGCAAGCTCGCCCAGCGACTCGGCAGCCTGCGCGCCGACGAGCTGTCGGCCGGCGACTTCATCCGGCTGATGGACGTCGCCATGCGGCACCGACGCGTCCTGTTCGGCGACCCCACCGAGACGATCGCCGTCACCGGCGAGGGCTCCAACGCGCTGGCCCAGCAGTTCGCCGAGTTCGCGCAGATGTCCCCGGACCTGCGCCGCTCCCGGCTCGCCGAGCTTGCCGCCTCGGTGAACCAGCGCATCAAGGCCGTGGACGGCAACGACGACGAGGAGGAGACCACGTGACGACGGCCGTGAGCGAGCTGGAGCACCTGGACGACGCGGAGGTCTACCGGCGGCTGCACGCGGCGCAGCGGTCCATGAGCGCCGACCTGCTGCGGGATCCGGTGACGCTCGCTCGCGGCCTCGACTCCACGTTCCGGATGCGCCCGCACCTACGGATCATCGGTGACGCGCTCGCCGAGGTGGGGCGCGGCGAGACCGACCGGCTGCTCATCCTGACCCCGCCCCAGGTCGGCAAGTCCACGACGGTCGCCGAGTGGTTCCCCTTCTGGTGGCTGTGCACCTACCCGATGGACCGGATCGCGGCCACCTCCTACTCGGACGACCTGGCGCTGAAGCGCGGCAAGACGATCCGCTCCTACGTCGAGGAGTACGGCGACGAGTGGGAGCTGTACCTGCGGGCCGGCTCCGGGGCCATGCAGGACTGGGAGCTGACCCGCAGCGGCGGCGTCCGCTCCGTGTCCGTCGGCAAGGGTCTGACCGGCTACCCGGTGAACCTGCTGATCGTCGACGACCCGCACAAGGACCGCGCGGACGCCGAGTCGGAGGCCTCCCGTAGAGCACTGCACGACTGGTACTCGTCGACCGCCCTCAAGCGCCTCCAGCCGGACCGCAACGCCGTGGTGGCGATCCAGACCCGCTGGCACCCGGACGACTTCGCCGGGCGCCGCCTCCAGGAGGAGGGCCGCAGCGAGGACGGCGGCCGGTGGAAGGTGATCCACCTCCCGGCGATCGCCGACCCGAAGTTCGGCCCCGACCCGCTCGGCCGCGAACCCGGCGACCCGCTGCCGCACCCGAAGATCCCTACCCGCGACCGGAAGGCACTCCTGGCCTGGTGGGCGGACATGAAGAAGACCTCGATCGTGCGGGACTGGCACGCCCTCGCCCAGGGCGACCCGCAGCCTGCAGAAGGAGCGCTCGTGTCCGAGGAACTGCTGCGCCTGCTGCGGGACACCACCACGCCCGTGGAGCCGCAGAAGATCGCCGTCGCCATCGACCCCTCGGGCGGCGGCCGGGACGTCGCCGGCGTCATCGGCGGCTTCCTCGGCGACGACGGCCGCGTATGGATCACCGACGACGTCTCCGCAGCCATGTCCTCGGCCGAGTGGTCCACCGCCGCGTGCCGGCTCGCGCACCGCACGGACGCGGCGATCATCTACGTCGAGTGGAACTTCGGTCGCGACATGTGCGTCCTCGCCATCCAGACGTCGTGGGAGAAGCTCCAGAACGACGGGGAGATCCCCAAGAGCAAGCTGATGCCGGCCATCGCCCCCGTGCGCGCCAAGCAAGGCAAGCTGCTCCGCGCCGAGCCGATCGCCCAGCAGATGGTGCAGGACAAGGTCCGCTTCCGGGGCGTGTTCACCGACATGGAACGCGAGTGGTCGACCTGGCAGTCCAGCGACCCCGACAGCCCCGGCCGGATCGACGCCTCCTGCATCCTTGTGTACGGCCTGATCCCCGAGGCCAACCAGGGCGCCATCGTGCACGCCCCGCTCCCGCAGGCGCCACAGTCGGGCGGGCGTGCGAGCAGTGCGGCGTCGGCATACGGGCGCAGGATCGGAAAGTGAGACTCGTACTCGATATACGCTTGTTGCTCGTACTCGATACATGGTTTCCTTGGGGCATGACCAATATCAGGCTCACCAAGCCGACCATGGCGGTCTTGGGTGTGCTCCTTGATGCGAGGCCTGACGCTCCTGCGTGGGGCCTGAGCATCTGCCGCGACGCCGACCTCGGTCCCGGCACCGTCTACCCGATTCTCGACCGACTCCTTGAGCGCGGCTGGCTCAGGAGCTGGGACGAGGTAGAAGCCCATCCAGGGCGTCCGGCCCGACGGTTCTACGAGTTCACGGGTTCTGGGCGCACCCACGCCCTGGAAGCGCTGGAAGCCCGCGCCGCACGCCGTGCCCGGTTCAGCCTCCGTCCCGCAGGCGGTGCAGCGTGACGGCGTTGGGAAGCGATGGGCCCCCGCTGCCTGAAGGCGGCCGTGGGGGCCACCTCGGCGAAGCCGTGAGCGGCAGGGCGAACGCATGGCTGGGAGCAGAAACCAGAAAGCGCGTACTCGGGCACATTGCGACATGCCCGAAGTGCAAGACCGATCTTGACACGCAGAAGCGGGTCAAAGACCTCGACGAAGCGCGTATGTGGTTTCGGACCGCTGAGGACCTCTCAACAGAATTGATCTTCCGCCCACTGACGGAAGTGGAACGCGATCACGTCCAACGCCGAGAACCGCGAGCAGAACGATGGACCTTCCTGGCGGCCAGGATCGCCGGAGGCCGACGCGACATGCTTACTGTATGGCTGGCTGACCTTGACGGCCGACCGGAGGATGGCTGCTCCCTCACACCGTGGCAGCAGCGACGGTATGCCCTTGGGTTCCTCTTTGCCGCTGTCCGATTCCTTCTTCGAGACGCCGTTGGTCACCTGTGGCGTCCCGTCGACTGGATGCTGGGCACGCGGAACCGCCGGGAAACGTTCATTGGAGTGCCGCCGGCCCTGCTCGTGCTCTATATCGCGAAGCACGATGGACTTCACACCCTCCTGACGGAAGGGTGGGGCTGGGTCGGCGGTTGCGGCGTGGCGATGTTCGCTCTCGTCCGCTGGCTCCAGCGAGTTCGAGGGATTGAGCTGGCCGAGGGAGCCCCGTCCGGCGAGCACTAGGTGGACGCATGGCAGGCTCCCGATTCCTAGCGGAACACGGGAGCCTGCTCCTTGTGCTGGAGTCCTGGAGAGCCGCCGCCCTCCGTCCTTCACCCCTTGCGCCCTACGGCGTCGCAGCTGGGCGGACGACCCGGCGAGGCAGCGTCGCGAGGAGGATCCGCTAGTGAGCAGCGGAACGGTCACGCGGGGGCGACAACTCCGCCCCCGCCAGGCTCAGAAGGGAGGACGGGGGACAGGGGTGTCCAGACGACCGTCTGCGAGGAGCCTCTCCATGGTGAGGCGGCCGGTATATAGGCGCTGGAGGTCCATCCACCTCCGCTGGTGGCTGACGAGGTTGGTGTATTCAGCGAGGTCCTGGGAGAGCACGAAGAATTGGTCTGCGGACAGCGTGCCGACGCCCTGATCCCGCAGCACAGTGAGCCGGGCGTCGGCGTTCGTCGTGCTCACGAGGACGCGGGTCTCCCAGACACACCCGACGCCCTGAATTCGGAGGGTGTCTTTCACGAGGGCAGGCCCGCTCAGGATCCACCGCACGGTAGCCGCGCACCAGACATGGTCCCCGATACGGAAAGCGGTCAGATCGGTCGCTCGATCGATGAATGCGGTCGGCTGCATGGCCCAGCCCAGCACCCGTACGGTGTCAGTCCCGACCAGCGTGCCTTCGCCCTCGACAAAGAAGCCCATCGTGCTCTCGAAGCCCGGCCCTTCCAAGGTCGGCGTCACGAACATCAGACGCATGGCCTCAGACTCGATTGCACTGCGGCTCTCTGGGGCCTTGAGGATTGAACGCACTGCGTTCTCATCGACATCGGCGGTCCGCTGTGCGAACTTCTCCACGAGCTCGTTCCAGCTTGTGAGGAGCACGAACCGATCCTCGATGCCGGCGAGGTCCTCGTTCATCGGGTACCGGAAAGCGGCCCCGTCGCCGAAGTCCTTCGTGTTCTTGCTGACGAAGTAGACCGTCTCGTCAGGATGCTCCCGCGCGTACTCGACGGCCGTGAGCCAGATCGCGGCGTCCCGCCCGCCGATCTTCGCCGTGTCGCCGCCCTCGTTGACGGTGACCTGCTTGCACGGCGGCAGGAGGTTCGCCTCCCGGATCAGTGCCTGCTTGAGCGCGGTCTCGCTCGTTCGGACGACGTCGACTACGCCGAGCCACTTCTCGCGCCACTCGTCCTGGAAACGCTGTAGATCCATCTGCGGCAGCGGCACGCTGATCGGCCACGGCGTTCCTTCCGTGAGGCTGCGCAGGGCGGTTTCAGCCGCCTCGTACTTCCGGCGGTACGGCACCGCCCGATGTGCCGTCAACTCCTCCAGCACCACCCACGGCACGGCCACGCGCTCGATCCCGGACGCCCTGATGATCTTGACCAGATCCGTGGTGGCGCTGTCGATGCCGGACTTCGTGAGTATGTTCGTGTCCAGGATGATCAAGGCGAGCGGCTCCGTCTCACGCATAGCTGGGTGGTGCGGTCAGGGTTTCAGGCTCTGTGGTCGCCGGCACCCGGTTTCGCATGCTGCCCACGGCGCCGTCCGTGCAGGCGTTCAGTCGTTCCCGACGTAGTTGTCCTTGACGACCTCGATACGGGTGGGCGGATAGATGTCGATTTCGTCGTTGGCGACGTAGCCCATCTCTCAGTTTCCCTGGCAGGGAGGGCCGCCGGGGAGTACGTCGGGCACTCCCCGGCGGCCCGGTTCAGCGGCGTTCGAACCAGTAGACGGCCCAGGCGAGCACGCCGGTCACGGACGCCTTGACGGCCAGGCGTACGAGTTCGTCGCTCGCCGTGTCCAGCAGTCGGCGGGCCCGCATCCGGGCCGGGCTCAGCCGCCTGCCCTGCGGCTTCGCGCCGAGGGTCGGGCCGTCGAGGTGCTGGTCAGGCTTGCTCTGACGGTGGGAGCCCGTAGGCTCGTTCTCGGTAGGAATCGTGGCCTCCTTGTGGTGGTCGGTTCTTGCTCTCGAAGTCGGTGGCCTCCTGCGTGCAACAGGGGGCCGCCGCCGTGTAGGCGACGGCACCGAAAGGCCGCCGAGACCATTGTGTCGGGCAGTGCTGACAACCCAGCCGACCGCTGGAGTTGCTTACCGCAGCCCCCGAAGTGGGGCATAACGGCAGATTTGCGAGGTCGCGGGCCGTCGGAAGTGGATCGGCGAACACGTCGTCTACTGAGGGCATAGCCCGCCATCACGTCCGGAGCTTGCCGCCCTTGTCCTTGTGGCCTGCGGCTGCGCGCCTGCTGGCGGTCCGCTGCCTGGGCAGCGCGGCACGCTCACGAACTTCCACATATGCATGGAGGTCCGGTCGCCAGCCACGCGGGAACTTGCCGTCCGTGAGCAGGATGGTCGCCACCCTGCGCCCGATGGCCTGCCTCTTCCGGGATTCCCGGCGCTTGGAGAAGGGGTCCGCCCTCGTCCTGGTTGGTGACGTACAGGTTCTTGCCCAAGTTTCCGATGTTGGCGACGTTCACCTGCTTGCCGAACACGGACACGTCGTCGTCCTTGTAGTCGCCCTTGGGGTTGATGAACTCGATGACGCACTTGCTGTTCCGCGTGAAGTCCTCGATCTCGGGCGGGGCATCGTCCGACTGCCGGTGTGGCTGTCCCAGTCCCGTCCATTCACTCTAGCCGCGCACTGCGCACGCAGTGCTGCGCAGTATCCTGGCCGCCGTTCCTGACCTGGGGATCTTGATGGAGGCGGCCTGTGATCTCTCTGCCCGTGCTCGCAGTGCTCGGTGTCGCCGCGTATCGGGCGACCCAGCTCGGCGTCCATGACTCGATCCTCGACCCCGCCCGGGAGCGCCTCGCCGCCTGGCAGGCGAACAACCTCGACTCCAAAGCGCGTGCCTTCCTGATCCAGCTGATCAGCTGCATCTACTGCCTCGGCTGGTGGCTGTCCGGCGTGACGCTTCTCGTGTACCTCCTCGCCACCGACAGCTGGGGCGCCGCCCCGTGGATCGTCCACGGCATCGAGTGGTTCGCGGTGGCCGGCGTGCAGGCTCTCCTCAACCGCCGCGACGACACGTACAGCGGGTGACCTGTGGCCCGCCAGCTCACCGCAGCCGCCTCCCGCTACAGCGTCAAGACCACCAACAGCAGGGCCAGCCGCACCGACAGCTCGTGGCAGCAAGAGGCGTGGCGGTTCTTCAAGGAAGTCCCCGAAGTGCGGTTCGCCGGGACGTGGGTCGGCAACGCCATGGGCGGCGCCACCCTGTACGCCGGGCGGCGCGCCGACGACGGCACGATCGAACGCGCCCCCGACAACCACCCCGCGGCCGAGATCGTCCGCGAGATCGCAGGCGGCCCCGACGGGCAGTCCAACCTCCTCGGTGACTTCGGCCCGCACCTGGTCGTCGCGGGAGAGGGGTGGATCGTCGTCCGGCCCACCGCCGACAAGACGAATATGGTCGACGGCTACGACTGGCGGGTCCTGTCCACCCGTGAGGTGAAGCAGCAGGGCGGCGGGAAGCTGACCGCCGAGATCGACGGCGAAGACATACCGATCCCGCCGTACGACCCGGACGCCCCCGCGGACCCCATGGCGCCGATCGCGATACGCGTGTGGAAGCCGTCCCCCGACCGGCACATCGAAGCCGACAGCCCGGTCCGCTCCAGCCTCGTCCTGCTGGAAGAACTCCAGCTGCTCAACGCGGCCGTCGCCGCCATCGCCCGTTCCCGCATCACCGGCCGTGGCGTGCTCCTCGTCCCCAAGGGCACGAGGTTCCCGACCGCGCCCGGCACGGCCGGTGACGCTGAGGATGACCTGCTGGAAGTGTTCCTCGAGGTCTCCTCCACCGCCATCCGCGAACCGGACTCCGCGGCGGCGACAGTGCCGATCATCCTCGAAGTTCCCGCCGACGTGATCAGCGACATCAAGTGGCTGTCGTTCGAGTCGAACTTCGACGAGCTCGCGCTGAAGCTCCGCGACGAGGCGATCCGCCGCTTCGCGAACGGTCTCGAAGTCCCGGCCGAGATCCTCCTCGGTCTGTCGGAGGCGAACCACTGGTCGGCATGGGCGATCTCCGCCGAAGCGGTACGCCTCGGTGTGGAACCGCGTCTCGCGCTCGTCGCGTTCGCGCTCACCACCCAGTGGCTGCGCCCCCTCCTGGAGGACGAAGGCGTGGAAGACGCCGACGAGTGGCTCGTCTGGTACGACACCAGCCAGCTCCGCGTCCAGGCCAACCGCGCCCAGACCGCCCTTGAGGCGTACCAGGCCGGCCTGATCTCTGGTGCCGCTGCCCGCCGCGAGACCGGCTTTGACGAGTCCGACGCCCCCACAGCGGCCGAGAAAGCCCAGAACACCGCGGACCAGGCCGCCACCGAAGACGAGGAGACGCCGAGCAACGTGACGACCCTGCCCGTAAGCGAGACGACCAGCATCCCCGACACCCTGCCCGCCTCTGCCGCCCTGCCGGAACGCGTCCTGGCGGCCGTCGACGGCCTGATCTGGGCCGCCCTCCAAGCCGCTGGTGAACGGCTGCGGAACAAGCCCGCCTGCCCCCGCTCCGAGCGCGCCCGCGCCCGCGAGATCGTACCCGCCGAGCTCCACACCGTGTTCCCCGTCGAGCAGGACATGATCGACGCCTGGCACCTCCTCGACGGCGCCTGGGCCCGCGTCCCCGAGATCGCCCGCCGCTACGGCCTTAACCCGGAATGCCTCACCGGGATCCTCGACGACTACGCGCGGGCCCTGATCGCCGCTCGGCACCCGCACACGTACGAGGACACCGCGCGCGTGCTGCGCGCCCCGTGCATCGCAGAGGCCGCGTGACCAGCCGGGAAGCGCGCCTCACCGTCGCCGTGGTCACCAGCCAGCCACGGCCCAAGTGGTGCCCCGACTGCAAGGCGAACACAGGCCTCGCCGTCGACGTGCACGCGCTCTTCCCGACCGGCGTGACGTACGTGACCACCGTCGCCGTCTGCGAGATCTGCGACGACCCCGACGACCCGGAGGTGAACCGTGGCTGACCCGCCCGACGCGCTCACGGCGGCCGAACAGACCGTCGCTGAAGAGGTGCGCGCCGTCCTGGACGACGTCGCCGCAGAGATAGCGGGGGAACTCGCCGACGCGACAGAGATCGTCGCCGCCCGGTTCTCCCTCGCCCGTATCGGCCGCATGTGGACACAGCGTGTGCCCCGCATCGTGCGCCGTCTCCTCGGCGTCGCCGAGACCGCCGCCGGCCAGGCCGCTGGCGACGTGGACGCCGAACTTCCCGACGGCTGGGACGACCTCCCCGGCCGCCACGACCACGGGGAAGACCTGCCCGCCTCGCTCGGCTCGTACGTCACCGACACTGAGCACCTGCTGCGCGCGGTCGGGGACCGGCTCACCCAGGCCGCCGTCGCCGAGCTCGCGGCAGGCCTCGACGCGGGCGAGGACATCGCCCAGCTCCGCGCCCGGCTGCGCGCCCTGTTCTCCCAGGACGGTGTCCAGCTCGGCGAGACCCGCGAGGAACGCATCGCCCGCACTGAGTCCACCCGGGCGTGGAACGCCGCCACCCTGGCCGCCGCCGAGGACCTCACCGGCGAGGGCCGCCCGCTCGTCAAGCAGTGGCAGACCCGCCGCGACACACGCGTGCGTGACGCCCATGACGACGTCGACGGGCAGCTCCGGCTCCTCAACGAGGCGTTCACCGTCGTCGGCGTGGCCATGGCCTACCCCGGCGACCCGGCAGCGCCGCCCGAGCTCACCGTCAACTGCCGGTGCGTCCTGCGCTTGGCGCCCGAACAGCAGGCAGCAGCCTACGAATCGAAAGAAGGATCGCGCTCTGAGGTCTTCGAATCCCAGGAAGAGACGGCCGCAGCGGAGGGGAGTCACCTCATGGGCGGCATGATCGCGCTTCTGCCGCGCGACGAAGACGCACGGTTCCTTGCCCTCCCGGACGGCGAGGAACCCGGCGAGCTGCACTGCACGCTGTGGTTCCTCGGCGACGAGGCCGCCCAGTGGACGGAAGACCAGCGCCAGGAGCTCGTCGTCAACGTCCGCGCCCGCGCCGCCGATCTGCCCGGACCCATCACCGCCCGCGCGTTCGGCGTGAACCACTGGAACCCCGACTCCGAGAACCCTGCCTGGGTGTGGCCTGTCGGCGACGACCGCGACGCCGACGGGCCCGGCCTCCTCGACGCCCGCTCCCTGGCCTTCTGGGCGCTGGAGGACACCCACGACCGCCCCGACACGCCCGCCCAGCACTCTCCCTGGGTCGCCCACGTCACCGGCGCCTACGCCGCCGACACGTGGCCGTTCGACCCGATGTGTGAGCGGCTCGGCGCGATCACCTTCGACCGCATCCGCGTCGCGTTCGCCGGCGACCACCACGACATCCCGCTCGGCCCCGCAGAGGAGGAGCCCCCCATGGCCACACCCACGCAAGTGGAGGAAGCGCCACCGCCGCCGCCCGTCCGTACCTGGTCCACCCCCGACGGTGCCGCGCTCGCCTTCGAGAATGAGCAGACCGGCGACGGCCGTGTGTTCGCGCCCAGCGCCCTCTACTGGGACGGCTCCGGGCCGTGGCCGCTCCAGTACGCCGAAGCCATGGGGGAGGGCCACCACGGCGCCGAACTCGCAGGCGCCATCCATGGCCTCGGCCGGGAAGGCAACCGCATCACCGGCAGCGGCGTCCTGTACCTGACGCAGCCCGCCGGATACGACGCCTGCCTGCTCCTCGAACAGGAAGCACCGCTCGGCGTGTCCGTCGACCTGGACGACGTCGACGTGCAGCTCGTCGACACCACCGCCAGCCCCGACGAGGAACCCGACGTCCCGTTCCTGGAGGCGTCGTTCGCGTCCGCCAGCGTCATGCGCCTCGACGACGGCACGTGGATGATCACCGGCCGCAGCCGCGCCGAGTGGACCGCCTCCGGTGTGGAGATGGCGCACAGCGCCCGCTCGGTGATGCTGTTCACCAGCCCCGGCGGCCGGATCTCCGCCGCGACCGCCCGCCGTGTCTTCGCCGACCAGATCAGCGCGGCCGCCGGCGACTCCGACCCCGGCGAGGGCGTCGTCTTCCACGAGGAGAAGTCCGGCGACTACCTCGTACGGATCACCCGGGCCCGGCTGCGCGGCGCGACACTCGTATCGATGCCCGCCTACGACAAGGCCCGCATCGTCCTCGACCCGCCCGACGAGCAGACCGCGTCCGCCCCCGTGGTGGTGGCGTCCTCGGGCGACGGCCATGAGCGGGTCGTCACCTATGTGCGCACCTCACCGACGCCGGTCGGCCCGCGCCACCTGTCCCAGAAGCTCGGCATGAGCCTCGACCAGGTCCACGCCCACCTCAGCCGCGCCCTGGAGGCGGGCAGCGTCGTACGGATCGCCCGAGGCCTGTACGTCGGCGCGTCCACCCTCCCCGAGGGTGTGAGCGCCGAGCCGCCCTGGTCGGACGAGGCGACGGCCGCCGCAGCCCTCGACGCCCTGTACGACGAGCGCGGCGCTGAACTCGTCGCCTCCGCCTGGCAGGTGATGCAGTCCGAGAAGCCGATGCCCGCCGCATGGTTCCGTGAGCCCACTCCCGAGGAACTGCCGCCGGGCAGCGGCGGCGTCCACATCGTCGACGGCCGCGTCTACGGCTGGGTGGCGCAGCGCGGTGTACCGCATGCCGCGCACGGCCGGAAGGTCACCATCGACAAGCTCGCCAAGCGCGGCCTGGACCTGTCCCACTTCCTTCGGAGCAGGTTCCGTCTCGACGACGGCAGCGAGGTTCGCGCGGGCGCGATGACGATGAACGTCGGCCACCACCGCGACGGCTACGAGTGCGAAACGTCGGTCTGCCAGTTCGACGACACCCGCACCGTCGCCGCGGTGGTCACGGTCGGCATGAACGAAGGCGGCCTCTGGTTCTCCGGTGCCGCCGCGCCCTGGCTGTCCCCCTGGGACCGCACCGTGTTCCAGGCGTGCCAGCCCTCGTATCACATGACGCAGGGCTCCGACGGGCGCTGGCAGCTCCGCGCCGTGCTCTCCGTGCCGGTACCCGGGCACTCCTCCCCGCTCACCGCCGCCGCGGTCATCGACCGGTCGAACCTCGCGCTCACCGCCGCCGCAGCCGCCATCGACGAGGTCACCGTCACCGCCAGCGAGCCCCCGGCCAGGGAACCCGAGCCCGAGCACGGCCGCAGGGCCGAAGTGGCCCCGGCCGCCAGCGTCGTCGACCAGGTGACCGCCGCACTCCTGGAGCCCGGATTCCTCGACCAGTTCGCCGACGCCCTCAAGGCCCGCGAAGAGGCGCGTACCGCCGCCGCACGGGCCGAACTCGCCGAACTCACCGCCCGGCTCGCGCCCGTCCGCGCCGAGCTCGCCGCAAGCGCTGCCCTGCAGCAAGAAGGGAACTGACCATGCCGTGCGCCTGCCAGAAGAACAAGACGCAGTACGAGGTCGTCGACGCCGGAGGTAAGCGGGTCTTCGGGCCCACCCCGTACAAGACCACGGCGGACGCCATGGCCGCGCGCGGCGAGGGCCGCACCGTCCGCGAAGTCGCCAAGAAGTAGAGGGAGGCCCCTGTGGGATGTGGCTGCGGCGGCAACCGCAAGCGGACCATTGGCATACAGAACGCCGCCCGCCCGAGCAGAACGACCTACGAGGTCGTTCTGGACGGTGGGAAGGGCCGCGTCGCCTTCACGACCAGCAACAAGCCCCTCGCAGACAAGGTGTCGGGGAACTACCCCGGCAGCGTCGTCCGCCCGCTCGGTGCCACTGATGCCGCTGACGCACCCGCGGAGGCGTAAGCCAACGCGCGGGCGGCCAGCTTTCAGCCCGACCTGGTCTGGGCGACCGAGCACGTAGCGATGGGCTGCACAGCTGTCTGTGCAGCCCATCGCGTTTCGACGCCCCTATGCAGCGGCGTTACCTCCGGAGAACCCAGGTCATACAGACCGAAGCAGTCTGCCGAAGAAGTCGGTCAGTATCGGACGCGCACTCTCCCGGTCTTCCAGCTCGGCGTGGCCGAAGCGGTACACGTGGTAGCCGAGGAGCTTCAGGTCGCGGTCTGCGGCCATGGTGGCCGCGTACTTGCGAGGGCTCGGCACCGTGCCCTCGCTGTCGGTGAAGTGCTGGCTTCCGTCGACCTCGAGTACGACGCGTTTGCGGCCAGGCAGCAGCAGCAAGAAGTCCATCCGGATGTGCTGCTGCGCGCGTTCACGGCGCTGGCGAATGGTCTGGTGATCCCAGTGCAGCCATACCTCGGGCAGCAGGGCGGGCAGCTCGTCGGGCTCATGTTGGTGGATGTTGTAGTACAGGAAGTACAAGTTGTCCTGGCCCGGTGATTCCTTGGGCAGGCTGTCCCGCATACGGCGGAATAGCAACGATCGGGCCTCTTCGCTGTCCGCGATGCCGTGCTTTTCCTGCCACCAGTTCACGAGGTCACGCCAGGAGAGCCCATCGTTACCGATGACGCGGTCATAGACGAGGACCTTGTCGGCGCGCTCGGCTTGGTCGATGACCTCCAAGTCGCCGTCCAGAACGCTGCTGACCCTGATGTCCGGCTTGCCGAGGGTGGCGAAGATGACGTGTCGCGGCCGTCGTGATGGCGTCTCGCCGACCTGGATCAGTTGGAAGAGCGGGTAGCCGTCCTCTTCGCCGACCACTTGCAGTTGAGCACCTACGCGCTGGAGGTGCACGTTTACTGCTTCGACAAAGCGCCGCTGCGCTGGCTCGTCGGGGATCGTCGAGGGTGCTGCCAACGCCTCCAGGAAACGCGCGAAGCGTGGATGCGGCGCATCGAAGCAACCGAGCCGTTCGAAGAGGTACTCGGTGTCCCAGTCGTCGTTGTTCACCACGTGCCGGGTGACCTGCGCGCGCAGGCTGTTGTCTCGCCCGCCCCATCCGCTTAGTGGATCGTCGTCCAAGACCCACAGCGAATCGAGCATCCCGAGAAGGCGATCCCGGTGACGAACATAGTCATCGAGATGGAATGAGGCAGCGAGCTCACGTCTGGCCCGTCCAGGGATCTCGACACAGTTGCTGTCTTGCCACAAGACGTCCTGCAGAGCGTTGCGATGAACTGCGCTGACGCTAAGCGACTTGTGAGCCAGAACTGCGTGTGCGATCACCGGCAGGTCTGCGTCGCTGCATGCGCTCAGGCTGGCTGTCAGGCGGTTGTGCTTGGAGACTTCTTGGGCGGTGCGAGGATCCGTGCGTGGCGGAGGGGCAGGCATGTTGAGGCTCTTGCACAGCTCTGCGATGTCGTCGTGGCGGAAGTTCGCATATTGAGAGACGACCGTCTCATCGATCAGTCTCCTTAGGCTCGCGACGTCCATCTGGGGATTCTCGTACTACCGGGACAGAAAGCACCACCCTGCTGGTCGGAGGCCATCCTCAGCGAAAGGGGCCGGAGGACTGTGCTCGACGCCGCACCGCGCCCCAGGGTGTACGCGCTGCCGCAGGTCACGCCCAGATCAGGTCGTCCATGCAGCTAAGATGCCTTTTCAGTCGCTGGTTTAGGGCCGGACTCCTGCGAAGCATCAGGAGTCCCGTTCATGCCCGAGCCGTTCGAGCTCCCAGACGACTTCAGCGCCCTGGACGACGAGCAGCTTGCCGACGCCCTTGCCGGCGCCGTCCAGGCCTTCGACGCCAAGGCCAAGTCCAGTCTCGTCACCCCCACCGACATCGAGGACCTGCGCTCCCTCGCCTCCGGCGTCGAGTCCATGCGCAAGGAGCAGCAGGACCGCATCGACGCCGCCAAGCAGGCCGCAGCGGAGATCGAGCAGCTCGCCGCGCAGGTTCGTGGCGACGACCCGTCCGCGACGGCCCCCGAGGTGGAAGAGCCCTCGGCGCAGGAGACTGCGGCGGCCGAGCCGGAGACCGCCCCGCAGCCCGAGCCGCAGGTATCCGCGTCCTCGACGCTGGTGAAGCGGCCGGTTCTCAACCTGGCCTCGGTGCGCGCCTCCCAGCCGCGCGTCCTGCCCGAGCCGCCCGCCCCGGGTACGCACATCACCGCGGCCGTAGACGTCCCCGGCTACACCCCGGGCGCCCCGCTCGACTTCGGGCAGGTCGTCACCGGCATCATCAGCCGCGCCAACGCCCTCAAGACGGCCGGCGGCGGCACGGGCCAGGTCATCAGCTACCGGCACCCGTTCCAGCAGGAGCTGATCGTCACCGACTCCAGCAGTGCGCCGGAGGGCACCACGGTGGCGATCGCCGCGCAGAACCAGGGGCGGCTCCCGCAGGGTGACCTCGTCGCCTCCGGTGGCTGGTGTGCGCCCTCGGAGACGCTGTACGACATCACCGGCGTGGCCTGCCCGGACATGCTGTGGGACGCCCCGGAGATCCAGCTCGCGCGCGGTGGCCTGCGCTACTACAAGCCGCTGTCCCTGGACGTCGGCAGCCTCACGTGGGTCCACACCGAAGCAGACGACATCTCCGGTGCGACGAAGCCGTGCTTCAAGATCCCCTGCCCGGACCCGGTGGAGGTCCGCTGTGACGCCGTCGGTGTCTGCCTGGAGGCAGGCATCCTGACTCAGCGGCACTTCCCGGAGCTGGTGGCCTGGTACCTGCGTAACAGCATGGTGGCGCACGAGATCCGCCTCAAGCAGGTCCTGTTCCAGCAGGCCCTCAACACCGCGACTCCGGTCGTGCTCGCGCCGAGCTTCGGCGCCCTGTCGGCGATCTACAACGCCGTGGCGCTCCAGGCTGCGGACATGATCGAGCGGCACAGCCTGTGTGACACGGTCGCGCTGGAGGTCGTGTTCCCGTGGTGGAGCCGCAACCTGTTCCTGGGTGACCTGGCCCGCCAGAACGGCGTCAACATCTGCGACCTGTCCCCGACCTGCATCCAGGACGTGTTCTCGACGCTCGGTGTGCGGGTGCAGTTCGCTCGCGGCCTGTCCCCGGCCGTCCCGGCGGACATCGGCGGCGCCAACGCGGCCACCGAGTGGCCGGCCACGGTCCAGTTCCTCGTCTACCCGTCGGGCTCCCTCCAGATCGGGCGCGGCGAGGAAGTCAACCTCGGTGTGGTTCACGATTCAACGAAGTTCGTGACCAACGACTACACCGCCCTCTTCGCGGAGGAGTGCGTCGCACTGGTCGACCGCTCCGTGGACACCCGCATCGTCACCGTCCCGGTCTGCCCGGACGGCGCCACCGGCGCGCAGCTGGAACTCGTCTGCGCCGCTGGCAGCAGCTGACCCACTTCACCCGACGCGTAACCCCGGCCCACTGCCCGGCCGGGGCTGCCCGGATGAGAGGAGGTGAGGCAGATGCCAGCAGCCGGACTCGCTCGGCGCGTTGAGGCCATCCCCGGTACGCCGTTGCCGCACGGCATCCTCGGCGGCTGCGTCGACATCATCGACGTAGAGGACGTCCACGAACTCCTCGGCACCGAATGGATGCCGCTCTCGTGCGCCGCCGCACACGACTGGGACTGGTGCCCCGAGGACAGCACCACCCCCGGCCCGACCAGCAAGATCTTCGAACGGCCCGGCGTATGCTCCGCCTCGCCGATCACGATCTACGCCGGGGCCACCTGCGGCACCATCGGCTGGCCGTACGAGGAGGCCGTCCAGCACGCCCGCGAAACCCTCCGCATGGGCGAACAGCGCGCCCTGGAGGAATGGTTCGCCCGGGACGTGCTGTGTCCCATGGCCTCCGACCTCACCCCCGCGGCCGGCGCCGTGTCCATCGCCCAGGGCGTCGCCGCACTCGAAGGGTGGCTCGCTGAGACGTACGGCGGACAGGGCATCCTGCACGTCCCCGCCGGAGCCGCCGCGCTGCTGGGCTGCTGCAACGTCGTCCACCTGGAGGACGGCGTCCCGCGCACCCTCATGGGCAACTGCGTGGTCATGGGCAGCGGCTACGCCGTGAACGTCGGCCCGCCCGACTGCACCCAGGCCCCCGCCGGTGAAGCCTGGCTCTACATCACCGGCCCGATACGGGTCCGCCGCGAAGCCCCCGTCGTCGTCCCGGACACCGACGCCGAGAGCTTCCGCATCACGACCAACGACCGCTTCGTGCTGGCCGAGCGGTCGTTCGTCGTCGAGGTCGCCTGCTGCGAGGCCGCAGCGATCCGGGTGGTGCTGTGCCCGTGAACACGATCAAGGTTCAGCCGGTGCGGGACCTCCGCGTCGACTTCGCTCGCTGGGCGGTCGCTCAGACCCCGAAGGTCCGCACCTGCTCCACGTCCGAATTCGCGGTGCCCCCGCAACTGTTCACGCACATGCCGGAACGGCTCCTCGTCGGCTCGGTTGTCGACGGACACCCGTACGTCTCCCCGGCCGGGGACGAGACACCGGAGCCGCTCACGACCATCCCCGGCGAGCCCCTGCCGCCCGTACCCGACTTCGCGTACCCGCCGGGCGCGGTCCCCCTGCCTGAGCAGGAACGGCAGTTGGCCACCACGAGCCCGGCAACTGTGGACGCCGCGAGGACGGCCGTCCTGGTCGCCGCCGACCTCGCGGCCACCAACCACGAGCAGCCGGCCGGGGCCGCGCCCTTGGAGGGGGAGGGCGCGGCCATCACCTGCGACGTCTGCGGGCGCCCCTTCGGCACTCCGCGCGGCAGGGACACCCACCGCCGCCAGGCACACCCGGAGGCATGACCGATGGCCGTTGAGCCCATTCCGTGCGCACCCGGAGGCGACAGCACCCCGGTTGAGGTCAACGTCACCACGTGCTGCGCGCCCTCGATCGCCTCGGCAGCCCTGTGCCGCGAGGACGGCAGCACGATCCTCCTCGTCGTCCGGTCCGGGTGCGTCGAGTGCGGTGAGACAGCGCAGGACCCGGAAGTCGTCGGCTGGATCGACCCAGCCACCGGCGTCTTCACCCCGGGCGCGTCCCCGGCCGACGCAGGCCCCTGCGACACGGGCTGTGCCGACACCATCTGCGTCCAGCGGTGTGACGACGTCGACGGGGACGGCAAGGCCGACACGACGTACAACGAGCTGTGGTGCGTCCGCCTCGACGGCAGCACGGAACTCGTCCTCACCTACCAGGGCGACCCCTCGCAGCCGTACGGGCCCGTCTCGCCCGTGGACTGCGAGTACAGGTGCGTCGAGACGCAGACGTACGTGCTGTGCGACGACAGCGGCGGCTTCCTGCGCCGCATCACCATCGGCGCCGGCCAGCACATCGTCGAGAACCTCGAACTGGACGGGCTCACCCCGCACACCATCGTGGGCACGGTCCGGGTCTGCGGGGACAGCCCGGACACGACGAGCTGTGTCGACACCATCTGCGTGCAGCGCTGCGACGACACCGACGGCGACGGCAAGGCCGACACGACGTACAACGAGCTGTGGTGCGTCCACGCCGACGGCACGACCGAGCTGATCCTGACCTACCAGGACGACCCGGCCGAGCCGTACGGGCCAGCCTCGCCCGTGGACTGCGAGTACGGGTGCGTCGAGACACAGACGTACATGCTGTGCGACGCCTCCGGGGCGTTCCTGCGCCGGATCACCATTGGCGCCGGACAGCACATCGTGGAAGACCTCGCGCTGGACGGACTGACCCCGCACACCGTCACGGGCACCGTCGGCGCGTGCGCCGGCGCCACCAGCGTGACCGCGACGCCGGGCCAGGACCTGACAGTCCTGTGCGACACCGCCGCCGACGGCACGGTCACCGAGTTCGTACGGGACTACCAACGCGACGCGGCCGGGAAGATCACCGGACACAGCGACTACACCCTCGACGGCCAGCCGTACACCCCGACCGGCACCGTCGGCGTGTGCGGGCCCACCCCCGACTGCCCGGTGCAGTCAGTGCTCCAGGAGTGCCGGTGCGACGACACCAACGGCGACGGCACCCCCGACGTCGGGTACGTGGAGCTCCTCGCCGTCGACTGCACCGGCACGGTCACCACCATCGGCACCTACACCGACGACCTCGGCGCTCCGTACACGCCGGTCTCGCCCGTCGACTGCGACGCCGGAGACGACGAGGGCGCTGACCCCGCGTTCGGTGTGCAGGCCCGCCGCGCCCAGCTCAACCCGGGCGACACCTGGTCTGCCGACCGCTTCCCGACGCTGCAAGCCGTCACCGCTACCGCGTTCGGCGGCACCGGCACGATCACCACCGCAGACGGCGCCAGCACCTTGCACGACGGCGAGGCCGCCACCTGGAGCGTCATCCGGGACTCCGACGCCTCGCTCACCGGGCCGCTCACCATCCACGCGGACACCGGAACCCTCTCCGTCACCTACACCCTGGGAGTCCAGCTATGAGCGGATGCTGCGGGCCGATCCTCACCAGCAGCGGCACCGGAACCGGCAACACCGACCCGATCACGGACGTCGAGTACGTGACCCTGTGCGACGTCGCCGCCGACGGCACCGCCACCGCCTTCCTCCGCCGCTTCACGCACGCACAGGACGGCACCCTGTCCAGCACGGCGGACCTGGCGCTCGACGGCCGTACGGCCTACACCCCGGCCGGCACCGTCGGTGTCTGCTCGGGCAGCACGAGCACTCAGCCGGTCACGACTCAGACGGCTTCGACGCACCGGCAGGTCCTCAGCACCGCGGGCACGTTCGACGTGTTCGGGGCCGCGACCGGCACCGTCGAGTCGGTCACCGTGACCGTCATCTCCACCGGCACCGCGGGCCCCTCGGTGACGACCGCCTCGGGGACCTCCCGCCTCTACGGCGGCGAATCCGTCACCTGGTCCGCGCTGCCCGACGTCGCGGCCGGGTCGGACGAGCTCACCGGCCCGCTGTCCGTGACGACCACTGCCGGGGACGTCGTCGCCGTGTCGTGGACCGAACGCCCCTGACCACCCCTCCCAACCGCCCTGCTTCACCAACCCTGTGAGGAGCCCCCATGTCTGGAACCGGTGGATCGATCTCGACCAGCGCCCCGGATCGCGAGTACGAGGTCTTCTGTGACGTCGCAGCCGACGGGACGGTCACGCCGTTCCTGCGGCGCGTCTCCGTCGACGGCTCGGGCAACACGACCGTCACGGACACCGCCCTGGACGGTGTCACCGCCTACACCCCGGCTGGCACGGTCGGCGTGTGCCCCGAGTCGGTCACCGACTACGAGGTCATCGAGCTGTGCGACGTCGCGGCGGACGGTACGGCGACCCCGTTCCTGCGCCGCCTGGCGATCGCCGAGGACGGCACGGTCACCGTCACGGACACCGCCCTGGACGGTGCCACCGCCTACACCCCGGCCGGCACCGTCGGCCAGTGCCCCGTCACCACCCTGCAGAAGACCGTGACTCCGCACGGCACGCAGAACACCGACTGGGACCTGGCCGCCAACGCGGGCACCCAGTCCGTGACCCTGCTCGTCTACTCCGGCTCGGTCACCGTGACGACCGCCGAGGGCACCCTCACCGTCCCGGCCGGCGCCACGCTCACGTGGGGCGTTGACGGCGACGCGGTCGACTCCGGGCTCACCGGCACGCTCACCATCGACGGCACCGCGCCTGGGGCGACGTGGCAGGTCCTCTGGACCACGAACCCGTAAGCAGCCGCAGCCTCCCGCAGGCGACCACCCCGTGGTCCCCGCGGGAGGCCGACGCTCGCCTCACCTTCGACCCATGACGGAGAACCGATGAGCGGAACCGACGGCTCACTGAGGCTTGTCGGCCACGGCCTGGCCGAGCTGCCCGCCGCCGTGGACCTACAGCCGACCGCTTCCGGCGCCTGGACCACCACCGGCCTCAAGATCACGCTGCCCGAGGCGGGGACATACCAGCTCGACGCGATGGTGCGCGCCTATCTCCAGGGCACTTCCCCGGTCACCGCGTCAATTTCCGCCCGCCTCTGGGATGAGACGGCCGGGGCCGTGGTGCCCCGTAGTGAGCTGTGGGTGAACCAGATCGGTATCAGCGCCCCCGCCGGGATCGTGACCGGCGCCCAGAACACCGCATCCCTGCATGCCGAGTACGCCGTCCCCGCCGCGCGCGTGCTGCGCCTGGAGGCGGCCCGTACGAACTTCCTTGGCTCGACCACCACGGCCGGAGTCGCCAGCAACACGGACGGCCGCACGATGCTCCGCTTCAGCCGGATCGCCTGACCCCTCGGAGAGTGAGCAGTGAACGGAACCGCTGGCAGTATCGAGATCCGTGGCAGCGGCTTTGCCGTCCTCCCGGCGCCCGTGGACCTGATGCGCTCCGCGTCAGGGGTGTTCGTCGACACCGGGCTTTCGCTGGCGCTTCCGGCCGCCGGCAGTTACCACCTCGACGCCGTCGTGCGCGGAACCATCGGGTGGATGACGCAGGGGGAGAACGCCTTCGTCGGTGCCCGCCTGTTCGACGTCACAGCGGGGGCCGTCGTCCCCGACAGCGGAGCCATCGTCGTACAGATAGCCGAGTATCCCGGTACGGCGGCTACGGGCCTGGGCTGGAACAGCTCCGGCGCCATCAGCATCGAGTACGCGGTCACTTCCCCGCGGACGATCCGCCTCGAAGCCGCTCGGCACGACATCAACTCATCCGGCACCACGGACTTCGCCGGCGTGAGTTCCGACGACAACGCACGAACCACGCTGCGATACAGGCGAGTTGCCTGACGAGCAGCACGGCCCGGGAGCCTCCACCACCCGCAGCCCTACCGACCCCCACGTAACGGAGAACCGATGAGCGGAACCGCCGGGCAACTGAGTGCGGACTGCCCAACAGACATCGCCGTCGAGTGTTTCAAGATCCCCGGCTACCGGTACGCCTCGTACGACAACTCGGCGGCAACACCGTGCGGCACCTCCGCGATCAACGGGACCGTCACCGGGATCTGCAACCAGCCGAACGTACGGATCACGTCCTGGCTGATCAACGGCCGCAACGTGCTCGCCGACCCCGTCCCCGACGGCTGGGACAGCTGCGCCATCCCGTTCCTGAACGACTTCGCGACCACCCTCAACTCCTGGGACCCGTTCGCCGGGAACTGGTCCGTCGTCGTGAGCGACGCGTGCGCCTACTTCGTTCGCTCCCGGGCGCTCCCGCCCACGGGAATCGAGTACGGCACGCTCACCGCCACCGACCTGGACACCGGCAACACGCTGACGTTCCAGCCGGTGCAGACCGTCGTGGCGGACGTGTACTACCGGCGGATCGTGCAGATCAACTGCGATGGCTCGACGTCGGAAAGGTGGACCGGCGCGTCCGGGGCGATCGTCCCGGCACCCGCCCTGGACCGGCTGATCCCCTGCACGTCGGATATCACCCCCGTCGCCCGGCCGGTACCCACCCAACGTCTCCGCCCCCGCCTCCAGCGCTACACGGGCGCGGTGGCATCGCCGAACTTCGACGGACAGAACAACGTGCAGACGCTCACCCTGCGCGTGCTCACAGGACCCGTGCGGGTACGCGCGGCCGGGGCTGGCAGCCCCACGCCGACAACATGGACAGACGACTACCAGGTCCCGACCGGAACGGTCCTCACCTGGGGCGTCACCAACGACAGCCACGCCCAGCTCGACGGCTCGCTCCTCTTCAACGGTGTCGCAGCCGCCTCGGACTTCCTCGTGAACTGGACCGAGACCACGCACACCGACAGCGACTGAACCAGCAGCCGAACCGCAGACATTCCACGAGACGGAGAACCGATGAGCACTGCCGGCCAGGTCACGGGCATTGCCCCGGTCGATCCCGCCACCTGCAACGCCCTCACGACGACCGCGGCCGGACTGCTGGTGCCGCACACCGAAGTTGAGGGCATCGCTCCGGGCGGGAGCGTCGGCCAGGGGCGGTCAGTCGACATCGACATCACCCCGCCCGCTGACGGCGCGTGCCCGGAGGTATGGCAGGTTGGCGCTCGGCTCACGCCAGTGAGCGGGCAGATATCGGGATCCGTTGGCCTTCATACGGCCGCCTTCGACGCGTGGACGGCCGTGACCGGGGCGCAGTTGACGCTTCCGGAGGCGGGCGTCTACGAAGTGACCGCTGACGTCCAAGCGGGCCTGATCACGGTCGGAACCGTCAGTAACGCGTACATACAGACCCGGCACTTCGACGTCACCGCGGGCGCCGTGGTCCCGCTCAGCGTGCGGACCGTGATCTTCTTCTCCGCTACACCCGCGATCGGCGTGACGCACACCCTCCAGGCCACCGCCTCAGCGTCGGCGTTCTACCAGGTGGCGGGCCAGACAACGATCCGAGTCGAGGGCCTGAAGCACGTCGACAGCGGAACCCTGGCCGGCGAAGCCATGTGGGCGCAGAACTTCCGGTTCAAGAAGATCGCCGACTGACCGACGCGGCACGAAGGAGCAGCCACCAGCATGCGCATTCTGGCAATCCTGCCGACGTACGAGCAGCCCGAACACCTGCGTGCCATGGCGGCGTCGGGGCATGAGGTGCACGTGGTCACCACCATCCGCACGCGTGACAGCCCGCGCGGTGTGGACGGTGTACGGGTGTGGCCGCTCGGCTACTGGTGGCGGGCCTGGAAGGCGGCCCAACCGGACGTCATCGTGTCCCAGGCTGGTGACCGGCAGGCGGAGCGGTTGGTGGCGCGCTGGAGGCGCGTGCCGCGCCTGGTCATGAGCCAGAGCGACGCGGACATAGGGGAGTTCGAGGAGGCATTGATCCGGCTCCTCCCCGCGCACCGCCAGGCGGCGGCCCGCACCCCCGTGCCGGACGACCCGCTGACCGGGCAGCCGGTCAAGGTGGTGGCGTGGATCCACTACGGGGTGCCGTACCGGCGCGCCGGGTCGGAGACGATGCTCCACACGATGATTCGGTCCCTCAAGGACGCCGGCATGGGTGTGCTGGTGGTGTCCTCGTCGATGCCGGAGGCGCCCGCAGCGTGGGATGTGGACGGCGTCCCCTACATGCACTTGCCGCCGCGGTCGGCCGAGGCCCTCATCCGGACCATGCGGCCGAACGTGATGGTCACGCACCACAACTACGCTGCGCGAGCCACGGCGCTGGCCAAGGACATCGGGGTGCCGTCGGTGCTGCTCATGCACTCCGACCACGACTTCTCCGCCCGCTCCCTGTGGGCCGGGCCCGATCTCGTCGTCTACAACACCGACTGGGTACGGGCCTCCCTCGCCGCCCGCTACCTGGAGGTGGACCGCACCCGGTCCCTGATCGTGCACCCGCCAGTCGTCGCCGAAGAACACCGGGCGCCGACGACGGGGGACCGGGTGACGCTCGTCAACCTCAGCTCGAACAAGGGCGTATACACGTGGCGAGACGCCGCCCGAGCGCTGCCGGAGCTGCCGTTCCTCGGCGTGACCGGCGCCCACGGCTTGCAGGTGAAGCAGCCGCTCCTGCCCAACATGCGGGTCATCCCGCAGACCTCGGACATGCGCGGCGACGTGTGGGCGCACACCCGAGTGCTGCTGGTGCCCAGCGTGTACGAGTCGTACGGCATGGCGGCCGTCGAAGGCCTCGCCTCCGGGATCCCCGTTATCGCCCACTCGACCCTGGGCCTGCGCGAGGCCCTCGGCGACGGGGCGACGTTCATCGACCGGTCAGACGCCCGCTCTTGGGCGGAGACGGTCCGGGAGCTGTACCGCGACGGCGGCCGCCGTGACGAGGCGACCGCCGCCGCCCTCGCCCGCAGCGCGCTCCTGGCCGACAGGATGAGCGCGGAGCTGAAGCAGTGGGTGGAAGCCGTGCTCGACCTGGTCTGACGGTGGAGACGAACCGTTGACAGCCGCATGCAAGGGGCCCCACCTGCACACGTACGGGGGCCCGGTGATGGTGGCTCAGTCCTTGTCGGCCCGGCCGGGAGGGATCAGGACGTCCGCCGAGTTGGTCAACCCCGTGTTGTACTCATTGACGATGAGCCGTGCGAGGGGGGCAGAGCGGGAGGACGAGCCGCCGCCGCCGACCGTGTTCGCGATGGACGACTCCTTCCACTGCGCGACCGTGATCGGCTTGCGCGTGCCGTGACCGGCAAGCTTCGCGCTGAGCCGGTCGAGCCGGGCACCGGGGTTGCGGTCGAGGACCATCGCGACGGCGCGCAGCATGATCCCCTCCCACGTCGCGGGGTTGCGGCCCCACGCGTCCTCGACGACCCGCAGCACCTGTGGGATCAGCGGGGACCGCTCCTCCGGGAGGACAAGGGGGTAGATCAGGCTCCCGCTCTCGTCCCGGTCGGCGTGTTTCTCGTCCATCACCGCGATGGAGGTGAGCGCCTGGACGGCGCCGATCTTGTTCGCCGAGGTGCTGCCCGAGATGCCGAGAGCGCAGCTCTCGACCTCGGTGAGGATCCGGGTATTACGCGGGTCGCCAGCGGTGATCGAGACGCGGAAGATGTCGAACGGCTTCACGGCCTTGCGGTCGCGGTTCGCGGCGAGGAACAACTTCGCCTCCTGCTCGTCGGTGAGCCCTTCGTAGACCATGCAGTCCCGGAGGAAGTCCGGGCCCTCCTTCGCGACCGCCACCTCCGTGGAGTGCTGACCGTCGAGGAGGTAGTACCGGCCGTCCTCCCTGAGGGAGACGATCGCCGGGAGTAGCGCGAAGGGATCCCACATCTTCGTGAGCCGTGCCGTCCACGCGGCGTCCTTCTTCCGCTGCGTGGCCGGGCCGGCGTCCTCGCTGGTGATAGTGCCGAACAGGCGGGCTGAGTCGAGGGTCTGATCGACGTGCAGGTCCCCAACGGGGATCTCGTCGTAGAACTTCCGGACGGTCTTCGTCGCTCCGGCCTGTGCCGGAACGGTGACCTTCTCGTCGGCGCGTGCCACGCGTCCCCCTTGGTAGTGGTCAGGTGACACACAGTCAACCATGGGGATTTCTCGCGCGTCAAATTCTCTGACGCTTTGGGATTTCTCGCGTTCCCGGCGCGGTCTCATGGCTCCCTGCGGCGGCGGGTCACCTGGCTAGACTGGTGCCAAGTCGCTGGTTATGGGCCGGACTCCTGCGAGACACCAGGAGTCCAGGGCATGTCCTGTCCGCTGATTGCCAACGCCGACGTCATGCGCATCACCAGGGTCGACCAGTGCGGTAACCCGGTCTGCGGAGACGACAACGGCTACGTGTTCGAGTGCTTCAGCTCCCTCGCCATGAACGTCAACTCCGACGACGGCGACGACATCCAGTACAAGGCCGCGAACGGCCGTGTCTGCGGCTTCAAGAAGGGCTGCCCGACGTTCAACGGGCTCGATCTGGAGCTCAACGTGTTCTCCGTGTCCCCGGAGATGATCGAGATCCTCACCGGCAACCCCGTGTACCTCGGCTACGACGGGCAGCCCATCGGCTTCGACACCTGCTCCATCCAGTGCAACACCGGCTTCGCCCTGGAACTCTGGGCGGAGGTGCTGGGCGAGGAGTGCGCGGACGGCGCCCAGGGCCAGTGGCTGTACTGGCTGATGCCGTGGGTCACCAACGGGATCATCGGCGACCTGGAGATCGGGTCGGAGGCGGTCACCCTCCAGATCACCGGCTCCACCCGCGCGGGCGGCTCCTGGGGCGTGGGCCCGTACGACGTGCAGCCGCTCGACGCGGCCGGCACCCCCGGCCCGATGCTCACCCCGCTCGACGCGTCCTGCCACCGGCGCACGTTCATCACCACCATCGCCCCGCCCGAGCCGTCGTGTGACTACACGCCGGTGACCTGCGACTCCATGTCCCTCGCCTCGTAATGGAGCTGCCGGACATCGTCGTTCCGGTGCGGGAGGGAGCCCAAAACGAGCAGCTCAGGTTCGCGCTGCGCTCGTGGACGGCTCACCTCCCGCACCGGCATGTGTGGATCGTCGGCTACCGGCCGTGGTGGGCTGCCGGTGCCCGCCACATCCCCACCCACCAGTGCGGGTTCCCCGCGTACGTCAACACCACCACCGCGGTGCGTGCCGCGTGCGAGCACCCGGAGGTGTCCGACCCGTTCCTGTGGGCCAACGACGACTTCTTCGTCATGGCCCCGCAGCCGTCTTTGTTCCCGGTGCTCCACCGCGGCCCGGTGCGGGAGGTGTTCGGCCAGTACGGTTCCCGCTCCACCGGGTACGTGGCCGCGATGCGGGAAACGCACGCCTTCCTCGTCGGCCTGGGCTACGAGGCCCCGACGTCCTTCGAGCTGCACGTGCCGCTGCCCGTCCACAAAGACGGCATGCTGCGCGCCCTGGAGGTAGGGCAGGGCCACGACGTCCACAAGCGGACCGTGTACGGAGTGATCAACGGCATCGCCGGTACGGCGATGACGGACGTCAAGGTCGCCCGGCGCGGCCCCCAGTTCGACCCGGAGTCGCCATTCCTGTCGACGATGCCGGACAGCTTCCACAACGGGGCCGTCGGCCGGCACATCCGCGGCGCGTTCCCGCAGCCGTGCCCGTACGAGGTACGGAGGCCACGCTGATGCTGCGGATAGGCCCGTGCGAGCCGTGGCCGTTCGAACCCGACTGCTGCCAACTCCCAGAAGGCGTCGAGCAGGAGACCATCGACCGCCAGCGTGCCGTCGCCACGTTCATCCTGTGGGCGTTGTCCGGCCGACGCTGGGGCCCGTCCTGCCCATACACGGTGCGGCCGTGCCGGAAGCGCTGCCTCGACTCCTACCCGCTCACCGTGGGCAGGGCCACAGCCGGGCCGTGGATCCCGTACCTCGGCCGCGACGGGGCCTGGCGCAACGCCAGCGTGTGCGGGTGCGCCAGCGACTGCTCGTGCGGCGAGCTCTGCGAAGTGCGCCTCGAAGGACCGGTGCACGACGTCCTGGCGGTGGAGCTCGACGGCGAGACGCTGCCGACGGACGCGTACCGCGTCGACGCCTCCGGGCTCCTCGTCCGTACGGACGGCGGCTGCTGGCCGGACTGCCAGGACATGGCCGCACCGTGCGGCGACCCGAACACCTTCTGCGTCACCTACCGGATCGGCCTGCCCCTCGACGAGGCAGCGATCGCAGCGGTCAGCGCACTGGTCTGCCACCTCGTCAAGGACTGCTCGGGCGGCTGCGGCTGCAAGGTCGCCACGAACAAGAACCTGAGCCGGATCTCGCGGCAGGGAGTCGACCTCGAGTTCGCCGACCCGACGGTCATCTACTCGGAGATGCGGACCGGTATCGCGGCCGTCGACATGTGGCTGACCGCCGTGAACCCCTACCGGCAGACGTCGCCGAGCCGGGTCTACAGCCCGGACTTCAAGCGCCCCCGCCTCCAGATCTGGCCGTAGAAGGGGAAACCACTGTGCCGCTCCTACCGCTCGCCATCCATGAGGCCGCCTCGGACCTCCTGGCCTGCGTCTGCGCCACCCTCGACGATCTGGCGACGAAGGTCGAGGACTACCCGGGCTGCCCGACCTGCCGGCCCTGCCTCGTGCCTGGCCTGCCTGCGTGGGACGAGTGCGCCGACCCGTGCACCGGCGACGTTGGCGGGCAGTTGACGGTGAACCTGTCCCGCATGTACGCCTCGACGAACTTCCCCGCCGAGGACACCAGCCCGCAGAACGTACGCGGCTGCACGCCGCCCCTGTCGACGGCCGTCGAACTCGTCGTGACCCTGCTGCGGTGCGCGCCCGGCCCGACCGAGGAGGGCTGCCCGCCATCGTGCGAGGACCTCGAAGCGGCGGCCCGGGTCACCCACATCGACGCGGTCGCCGTCTTCAACGCGATCACCTGCTGTCTGGCCACCACCGGAGGACGAGGACGACGGCGCGGCCGGCCGTACATCCTCGGCCGTCAGCAGACCCTCGGCCCGCAGGGCGGCTGCGTCGGCGTCGAGCAGCGCGTCACGATCGCCCTGCCCGGATGCAAATGCACGGAGGAGGTACCCAGCTGTGAGTGTTGAGGTACGAGTCGAGCCCGGCCGAATCGCCCGACTGCTCCGCGCCCGGGGCGGCATCGCCTACCGGCGGATCAGCCAGCGCACCGAGCGCGTCGCTCAGATCGCGGAGAAGGAGGCGCCCGGGTCCATGGGCTCCTACATCTCCTGGAAGGTCCAGGAAGGCCCGCGCGGCTTGGAGGGCGTCATCGTGTGCGACCACCCCGCGGTCCGGTTCGTGCTCGACGGCACGAGGCCGCACATCATCCGCCCACGCCGAGCGAGGGCGCTGCGCTTCGAGGTGGACGGACGGGTCGTGTTCTCCGCGTTCGTCCGGCACCCCGGGACCCGGCCCAACAACTTCCTGGCGCGGGCTCTGCGGTTGGGCAGGTAGAAGGGCGGCCCCGGAGGGCCGCAGCCGTCGGACTGCGGCCCTCCGTGATTCACCGGCGGATGATCTGGATGGTGATGGCGGGGGCCGCAGCCACAGCCAGCACGGCCAGTCCGACCGGCGCGGAGACCGCGAGAGCGATCACCGTTCCTCCCACGGCGCAGGTTGCCGTGAGACCGAAGGTCGCCCACCCCAGAGCCTTGCTGGGCTTCGTACGGTCGGCCTCCGACCCAGCCTGCGGGCTGGGCTCCATCTGCTGTTCTGTTGTACGTTCCATTGAGTGAGGTACCGCCTCCTTGAGATTGGGAGGCCTGGAGCACCAGGTGCTGGCCGGCGTCGATGCTCCGAGGCCTCCCGTTTCGGATGCGGCCGGAGAAGCCCTCCAGGCCGCCTGCGGGGGCCTGTTCAGCTCCCACTCCGTAAGTCTGTGGCCTGTTTCAGGGGTCGTCGGGTACGCTGAACTACGCATTGATCCGCATGAGCGACCCATTTAGATATCGAGAAAATTGGAGAAATTAGTGGATCTAGTCGCCATACGGATCAATCCGTAGCGGACAATAGGTAGATCAACATGAAGCCCAAGGACGGCAAGGTCGAGACGCGCCTCGCCCATCTCCAGACCCTCCGCAGCCGCATGCTGAGCGGCGTCAACGGCGTCATGCGCCAGATCTGGGCGAGTGGGCAGAAGCCCAGCTCCGTCCGCGTACGCCGCGCCTTCTACCGGCTCGACGAGATGAAGTTCGTGGAGGACGAACGCAAGCCACTGCCGACGGAGGAGCAGCCGTTCGCGGCCCGTATGGTCACCCCGAAGGGACTCCACCTCCGGCTCATGCTGACGATGCTGTACGCCGCGCAGTGCGCCGTGGGGCCTGGGAAGCAGTGGAACGCCCCCTACCCGGTGCAGTCGACGGCGAAGCAGCCCCTGTCGTGGATGAGCCTGTCCGCTTCCATCAGCCAGTACGCCGGCCCCGGCATCCAGCTGGCATCCGAGGACGTGAACCGCCGACGCCAGATCATGGCCGCTCTCAAGACACTGGAGTCGATGGCCCTCGTACGGGCCAACACCAAGCCAGGCCGCTTTACCTCCGGGTTCCAGCTCCTCTGCGAGAACGGCACGAGCACCGTCAGCTCGGCCATCCCGTACACGGTGCCCGATGACACCGAGCCGTACGTGGAGATCCCGACCGAGTTCTTCACCTGCGGCTGGGTGCATGTGCTCACGAACAGTGAGATCGTCGCTCTGCTGATGTGGTTCGACCGCCTCAGGTACAACGGCTGGGTCGTCGGCGCCGACGGGGGCGACCCCTTCATCGTCACCTACGTCACGGGCGATGTGCGGCACGGCTCCTACGGGCTGGGGCGTGAAGCCTACGAGACCCATCAGGCCCTCGACGCGTACCAACTCCTCGACGTCATCCGGCCCGACAAGCGCTACGACTCAGGCAAGTGGGAGGGGTACTCGAAGGATGAGTCCGACCTGCTGTGCCACCGCGTCTCGCTCTCCCCAGCTGGCTTCGACCGTGACGCGGGAGAAGTCGTGGAGGATGTGCTGAGGCGCCGAGACACCGGCGGCTTCTGGGGGCGCCCCATGTTCAGCACTCCGAAGCGCGTCGACCGCTTCCCCACGGTCTCCGCAGACGAGTAGGGCGAACATCCGGGCCGTCTCCGGCGCCCCGGCCGTCGCCGTGCTCCCGCTACCCTTCGGGATACGCCGCTGGTTGTGGGCCGGGCGAGGAGCGGACCCAGGGGAAGACCCGTGCGTAAGTCCTTTGCCCTTCACACCGAACCGCACGTCGCCGACATCGGCGGGACCGAGCTGGAGTTCCAACCGGAAGTTATGGGCGACGAGTTCATGGACGCCTACGCCGAGCTGCGCGATGCGCAGAAGGCGAAGGGGGTCGACCTGGACAACCTTGCCGACGCGGACCCGAAGGACGTCCGCCGTACCGCCCGCGCGCTGCGCCTCTTCCTGGCGCGGCAGATGCTGGAGGAGTCGGCGGACCTCTTCCTGCGGCTGAACGCCGTCAAGGACGGCGCGACGCTGGAGACGTTCCATGACCTGGACCAGGCCGAGGAGTTCGCCGCCCAGCACGAGGGCGCCCGCGTCGCCGACGCGCTCCGTCTGCCCACCCGCGTCATCGTCGAGCTCCTCGAATGGGTCGTCGAGCTGTACGGGGGTGGTGGTAACCGCCCTACTACGTCGTCTTCCGCCTCCTCGACTCCATCGCGGCAGGCTGGGAGGCGTGGGACGGGAGTCTCGCCCTCCAGGGGGTCGACCCCCACACGTGGCCGCTGAGACGCCTCCTGAACGCCGCCGAGGTGGCCATGGACGCGGCGGCGGAGGACGATGCGGCCCGCGCCCGGAACCGGGCCCAGCTGTACGCCCCGCCGAAGGGGGCCCGTCGACGGCCGGCCGAAGGGGCGAGGCCGCGCACCGCGGCGCGCATGGACGCAAGCCAGGCACGGGCGCTGATGTCGCAGGCGGCGGCCGAGGACGCCCGCCTACAGAGCCGCAGGTAGGCGGATAGTCTGGAGACCACGGCAGGCGCTCACGCGCGGCCGTAGCCGCTGGTTTTGGGCCGGGCAACCACACGCGAAAGCGGGGTTGCCCGGTGGCCGGCGAGGACGAGGACTACGGGTCCGCCCGGATCACGATCACGCTGGACGACAGCGGGATCGTCCGGGACGCACGCGACCTCGGCATCCGCATTCAGCGGGCGCTCGACCGCGCGACGCGCAACGTCGGCGACCAGATCCGGCGGAACATCCAGCGCGGCCTCAACGCCGCCTCGGTCACCGTCCGAGTCGACCCCGATCTCCGGCGGTTCGACGCGCAGCTCCTCAACGGGCTCCGCTCGCTCGACTCGATCAATGTCCCGGTCGCCCCCGACCTGACCGGGTTCGTCGAGCGGATCCGCGCCCTGCTCGCCGGCGAAGAGGTGAGCATCCGGGTCGTCCCGGACCTGGACGATTTCGACGCGCGGATCCGCGCGCACAACGTCCCCGACGTCACCGTTCACGCGAACGTCGACGTCGACAGCGACCGGTTCACCCGGGCGCTCGCCGGGCTTTCCGGCATCGCCGGGCGTACCGGTGCCGCGCTCACGTCCGCGCTGCGGTTCGGCGTCCTCGGCGTCGCGGCGGCCGGCGCCGCCCAGGGCGTCATCACGCTGACGGCGGCTCTCGCACCGGCCGCCGGGATCGTCGCCGCCTTCCCCGCAGTGCTCGCCGGGGCCAAGGTGGCGCTGGGTACCCTCCGGCTCGCCGTCCTCGGCGTCAGCGACGCGCTGTCGGCCGCGCTCGCGGGTGACGCGGCGAAGTTCCAGGAGTCGCTGGAGAAGCTCGCCCCGGCCGCGCAACAGGCCGTCATCGCCGTCCGCGACCTGGCGCCGGAGCTGACGCGGGTCCAGCAGTCCATCCAGCAGGCGTTCTTCGCCCAGTTCGCCGGTGACGTCAAGGCAGCGATCACCAACCTGCTGCCGCTGCGGACGGAGCTCGCTGGCCTCGCGACCGAGTTCGGGAAGGCCGCCGACGAGGGCCTGAAGTTCGCGGCGTCGCAGCAGGCCGTCGGGCCGCTGCGCTCGATCATCCAGGGCACCACGCAGGCCGCCTCCGGGCTGCAAGCCGTCGTCGCCCCCCTGGCGAAAGGCTTCCTCGACGTCGCCGCGGCGGTCTCGCAGGCCTTCGGGTCGCAAGTCGCCAGCGTCATCGCTCAGGTAGGCGCGCAGGTCGGGACGTTCCTGTCGGAGTTCGCCGCCTCGGGCCGGGCGGTCGAAGCGGTACGGGGTGCGGTCGGCGTCTTCCAGCAGCTCGGCGCGATCGCCTCGAACGTCGGGCAGATCCTGTCCAGCGTCTTCTCCGCCGCGAGCGGTGCGGGCGGCGGGCTGCTCAACAACCTCCAGACGATCACGGGGGCGTTCCGTGGCTTCGTCCAGAGCGCGGCCGGTCAGGAGGCGATCGGGAACGTCTTCAAGACGATCGGGACGGTTGCCGCCCAGCTCGGGCCGATCCTGTCCGCGCTCGTCACACAGCTCGGGCAGATCGCGCCCGCGCTCGCCCCGGTCTTCTCGACCTTGGGCCCGGCGATCACCGGGGTCATCAACGCGCTCGGGCCCGCCCTGGCGGCGATCGCCCCCAGTCTTCAGACCGTCGCGTCCGCGCTCGCGGAGGCCTTCGCCGCCATAGGGCCGTCCCTCCGCCCCGTCGGCGAGGCTATCGGCTCCATCGTCCAGGCGATTGCCCTGCTGCTGCCGCTCGCCGGGCAACTCGTCGCGACGTTGGCGCAGATGCTCGCGCCGGTTCTGCAGAACCTCGCGACGCTGTTCACGCCGATCATCCAGGCCCTGGTCGGCGCGCTCATGCCGGTCCTGCCGCAGATCGCCCAGGCGTTCTCGCTGCTGGCTACGGCGATGCAACCGCTCGCGGCCGGCGTCGGGCAGGCGATAGCTCAGCTCTTCCAGAGCCTCGCCCCGGTCCTGTCGACGCTGGCCGGCGCCCTGGTGCAGGTGGCGACCGCGCTCGTCCCGGTCTACCAGGCCCTCGCGGACGCGCTGCTGCCCGTCCTGCCGGCGATCGTTCAGGCTTTCGACGCGATCCTTCAGGCGCTCATGCCGCTGGTCCCATCGCTCGTCGGGCTCGTCGAAGCGCTGGCGCCGCTGGTGGTGCAGATCCTCCAGCTCCTGGGGCCGGTCTTGCAGATCGCGGTCGCGTTCGCGGGGTGGACCGTGATCAACGTCGTCGTCCCGATCATTCAGGGTGTCGTCGGGGCGATCACCGGGCTCGTCTCCATCCTGACGGGAGCCGTCACGTTCATCACGAACCTGCCGACCTTCATCGTCACCGCGCTCACCACGCTGGGGACGACGATCTCCACGTTCTTCACGACGCTCGTCACCACCGTCACGACGTGGTTCACGACTGGGTTCCAGGCGGTCGTCGGGTTCTTCACCTCACTGCCCGGCATGATCATGTCGGCGCTGGCCGCGCTGCCAGGGCTGCTCGTCAACCTGTTCGTCCAGGCGGTCGCCGCCGTCGGTATCGCGCTGCTGACCGCGATCGCCGGGATCGTGTTCATCTTCACCGAGCTGCCCGGCCGCATCCTCACCGCGCTGTCCACGCTCGGGTCGGTGATCCTGTCCACGTTCACGTCCGCCTTCAACACGGCACGCGCCGCGATCTCCTCGTTCATCTCCTCGGCGGCCTCATTCTTCGCGCAGCTGCCGGGCCGGATCGTCAGCGTGCTCGCCGCGCTGCCCGGCCGGCTGGCGTCGGTGTTCCGCTCGGCCGGCTCCAGCGCGCTGTCCGCTGCCCGCTCCGTCGGCTCGTCCATCGTGTCGTTCTTCTCGGGCCTGCCCGGCCGCATCGTCTCTGCCCTGTCGGGGCTCGGGTCGCGGCTCGCGGGCGTCTTCCGGTCGGCGCTGGGCAGCGTGACCGGCGCGGTGAGTTCGATGATCTCCGGGATCGTCAGCATGTTCTCCGGCCTGCCCGGAAGGATTGTCGGCGCTCTCGGCAACATCGGCTCGCGGATCATGTCGAGCATCAAGAGCGGCCTCCCTTCGGCCGTACGCAAGTACCTGCCGTTCGCGGAGGGCGGCATCGTGCTCGGGCCGACGCACGCCCTCGTCGGCGAGGCAGGCCCCGAGGTGATCATCCCGCTGACGAAGCCGAAGCGGGCGCGGCAACTCGCCGCCCAGTCAGGTCTGAGCGAGATGCTCGCCGGTGACGGCTCCGCCTCGTCCGGCGGCGACAGCGCGGTCACCATCGCGCCCGTGTTCAACATCTCCCAGGTCGGCGACGCCGAGACGACAGCCACCCGGGTCATGCATCGCATGGCGCTGACGTACAGCATGTGACCTGGTGGGGCGGCCGTAAGCTGAGGGGCGCCGCTGGTTGTGGGCCGGGCACCTTTCCGAACTAGGGGTGTCACGTGCTGACCGACTTCCTCCAGGTAGGCGGTATCGAGGTCATCAACACGGCCCGCCTGCGCGCCTACCTCGAGACCGTCGGTTCCCCGCTGGACTCTGGCTCGGACATCTGCGGCTGCGACAACCTCACCCCGGACGTCCTCGACCAAGACGGCCAGCCGTACACGACACCCGACGACCCGGACAACCCGGCGCCCTGGTACGACCCTGACGTCCCCGAGAGCGCTGACTTCGCCGGCTTCCTGCCGCTCTCCTTCGACGGGATCGACGACTATCCGGTGAAACGGGCGGTCACGAACGCCGTCATCGGCGGCGGCGCGCTCGGCCCCGCCCGGGTGCAGCCGCGCACCATCACCGTGACCGGCATCCTCCTCGGCGCCACCTGCTGCGCGGTGGAGTACGGGCTGCACTTCCTGGCAGAGGCGTTGCAGGGCTGCACCGGCAGCGCGTGCGGCGGCGACTGCGTGACCATGTTCAACTGCTGTCCCGGCGAAGAGGAGACAGCGCAGGAGTTCAACGAGCGGCACCGCCGCACCTACCGGCGGGTGGCGCTCGTGGAGGGGCCGACGGTCACGGCCCGGCACGGCGACGGCTCGTGCAGCTCCGGCCGGTGCTCCATCGGAGCGGACGTCATCACCGTGGAGTTCGTTCTCGTTGCCGCCACCCCGTGGGCGTGGACGGACGAGATCCCGCTGCTGGACGTCCACCTGCCGACCGACGACGGCACCGAGTGCATCACGTGGTGTCTGCACACCGGCACTGGAGCATCCGGTGAGTGCGCCGACGGCGGGTGCAGGCTCGCGGGCTGCCCGGACGTGGCGGCCGCGTGCGCGGATCCGGCGTGCACACCGCCGTCGCCCCCGCAACCGGCCGTGCCCTCTTCCTGCTTCTGCGAGGCGCTCGCCACCAACCGGGAGTGCTACGAGCTCGACCTGTCCAACCGTCCCGCGTGGGGCACGGACGTGCCGGTGATCTCGGTCTTCGCCGGGAGCGAGGACCTGCGACGCCTGACGATCTCCTTCTACGAGCGCGCAGAGCAGGACGGCGACGCGTCGTGCGCGGAGATCGCGGACCGCAAGCGCTGTGATCCGCTGGCAGTGTTCGAGGTCAGTTTCATCCCCGCAGGGGGGACGCTCCTCCTGGACGGGCAGATCGGCCGCGCCACCGTGGAGTGCGGCGGAGAGTGCGAGACGAGCACCAGTGTGTGGGGAGCCGACGGCGCCCCGCCCACATGGCCGGCCTTCGACTGCGCCTCGATCTGCGTCTGCCTGGAAACGGACGCGATACACCCGCCCGCCGACGACGCACGGCTGACGATCGGGGTCACCGGCCGAGGTTACTGACTGGCTGAGGAACGCCTCGCTCACAAAGCCGTGCCGCTGCCCGATCCGTCGACAGGGTCGCACGACCCTCACGGCCGTGGAGGGGAGGATCTCGTGACGCGCCACTCATGATCACGATACAGCAACGGCACTTCCATGGAAGGTCCACAATCGCCACACTCTTCATACTTTCTGTTGATGTTTAGCCGCAGAGGAGTCAAGTGGCAATCCGTAAGAGCGTGGAGGAGACCCTGGTCGTCGCTGGAGAACGCGACGAGTGGCTCACCCGCTGCGCCAAGGGCCTCATGACCGCCGGATTCAAGGACGTACGGACGAGTACGGTCCTTGGGCAGGTGACTGGCGCATACAAGACGTTTTCGACCAATGGCGAGTTGATCATCACCGTGGTGCCGAGTGGACATTCAGGGCACACCCAACTCACGCTCCGCTCGACTGCGGCGGTTGACAACCTCTATGCCTTGTTCGCCAGCCCGAACAAGAAGATCCTCGCGACCGCGAAGGCTAGCTTCGAATGAGCGCGGCACCGGTTGAACAGTCCCCAACCAAGCTCTGCTCCGCTTGTGGAACTCTCACGCAAACAGTCAAGACCTTCTGCCCTGAGTGCGGCACCGCATATGGTGAGCCAGGCGGCGGCAGATCGGCAAGCTTCGTCTGGGGCGCCTTTGCTTGCGCAGCAGTATCCCTGCTCTTCTTTCCCATCGTTCTCGGGCCTCTCGCCATAGTGCTGTCGGTACTCGCAATGAAGCGGAAGGAGTCGCACGCCGCCCTGGCCCTGGGCCTTTCCGTTGCAGGCATGGTGTTCGGCTTCATCCTCGGCGCCTTGGCCTTCAGTTCCTAGGAATCTGTCGCGAAAGTACTGGGCGCAGCTATTCGTTGAGGGCTGCGGTAAGTACGGTTGCGTCGTAGCGGATGGCGAGTTTGTCGTGCCTCGCGGCCACGGCCCGGTGCCGCTTGAGGTGAATGATCCTGTACTTGGGGGACGGAACGGACATGGCTGGCAAGAAGGCGATCGTTGGCGTTGTCATTGCGCTGGCGACGGTAGGGGCCTGCATGGCTCACGGGTCCACCCCCGCCAGCAGCAAGGATCCCGTCAACAGCAAGGGCCCGTCCGCGAGTAAGCACCCGGCCGCAAAAAAGAGACCGAAGGCAAGTGATTCGCCGAGCACACCGCCGGCTGGAACCGACTTGCGTTTCAGCGGAGACATTAAGGGAAGCACTCGCGGGGCGCTGAAGGTACTCCACGGCAAGAGCGGGGCCCACTACGATTACATCGTGCCCGATGGTGCCACGCAGTGCGTGATGCCCGCTGATGACGGCGCCTGGGAAGCACAGTTCACGGTGCGCATGAACGGCATCGGCTGGGAGATCTCCATCGGAAATGGCGCCTCCTTCGGTTCTCCGAAGCCAGGCAGGCACTTTGCGGTGTACGACGCCGATACGAACGGCGAGTCGGGCGTGCTGACCTTCGACATTGCCTCGGACAAGGCTCCAAGTAGCGTCGTGCTTGGTAACGGGATTGGGAAGTTCCAGTACGTCTACTACCTCCCTGAAGATCACAATAAGGGCAGAGCATTGGTCACGATCGACCACGGACTGACCTCCGGCACTCTGGACGCCTGGCTTGCCCCTTGGGAGCAGGAGAACGACCAGGAGAAGCCGCTGTTCCACATCACTGGCCGCTGGGCCTGTAACGGTTAAGCACCGCGTAGTCCGAGCGTCTTTGCCGGGAGCTGTTTCGGGGCGAGTGATCGCCGCCGTGTAAGCGGGTCGGGCGGTCTGCGGACCACGCCTTAGCCTGGTGTGGCGCCGCTGGTTTTGGGCCGGGCCTCCTTCTCCCACAGGGGGCCCGTTGTCTTCAGCAGGGTGTGGCGTCCACTCGGCCTACATCGTTGACCGCGGCGGCTCGGTCGTGACGCCGGCGAACATGCTGGTGTCCGTCGACTGGACGAGGATCTTGGACGACGTGAGCACGGCGCACGTCGTGGTCATCCCGGACGGCGACTGCTGCGCCCAACTCGGCAACGTCCGCACCTGGCGACACAAGCTGGTCCTCGCCCGCGATGGTGTCACCGTGTGGGAGGGGCCGATCATCCAAGCCGAGTGGTCCTTCGGGAAGGTGGAGCTGTGGGCCTCCGACATCCTGGTCTGGCTTGACCGGCGAGTCCCTCACCAGTCGATCGTCTTCGACGGCTCCGACCTCACCGACATCGCGAACTGGCTGATTGAGGACGCGTTCGCGCCGGACGACCCCGGCCACACGGTGGACATCCTCAACCCTTCCGGTGTGGAGGGAGGACGGCAGTACACCGAGGACATCGGGCAGACCGGCGATCACCTCCGCGATCTCGCGGACACCGGCCTTGACTACACGGCCATCGGCTCCACGATCGTCCTCATGCCGGAGGACTGGGACGCGAGCGTCGGCATGCTGACGGACGTCGACTTTCCCGAGGGCCTGGTCGTCGCCGAGGACGGCTCCGCCCTCGCGACCCGCTACATCGTGCACGGCGACGACGACAGCGGCGTCAAGGGCGTCTCGGGCGGCACGGACTCCTACTACGGGCTCCTCGAACGCAGCGTCGAGGAGACCTCGGTGACGACGAACGCCTCGGCGGCATCGGCGGCGCGGTCGAAGCGGGCGGCGGCCTACCCGGTGCCGGTGTTCCTCAGCTCCGACGAGGTGACCTTGTCGCCGGAGGCCGCGGTGGACGTGGCCAAGCTCGTGCCGGGCTGGTGCGTGGACGTCGCCACCGCGGCGACCTGCCGGCCACTGCGGCAGCGGCTCAAGATCGGCGGCGTGAAGGTCTCGGAAGACGGCGACGGCGAGAGCGTCCAAGTCACGCTGGCGCCCTTGAGTAGCGATCTGGGGGACTGATGGCGGCGAGAGGATCCGCGGCACGGCGCACGATGGACAACCCCATGGGCGGCGCCCTGCGCGACCTGAACCGCAAGTCCCGGACGCTGTCCAGGAAGCCGGGAAGACGCGGGCCCCAGGGGGAGCAGGGCGTACCGGGACCGGAGGGTGAGCGAGGTGTGCCGGGGCCCCGGGGTGAGCCAGGTCCCCGAGGTGAGCAAGGGGTACCGGGCTCGCTTGGCCCGCCCGGAGAGCGAGGTGTGCCGGGGCCGGCGGGTGTGCCGGGACTGCCTGGCCCGCCTGGTGAGCGGGGCCCGCAGGGCGAGCAAGGCGTGCCGGGACAAGGTGTGCCCGGTCCGCCTGGTGAGCGGGGCGAGCAGGGGCCGCCCGGACCACGCGGTGCGGCGCCTGCTGCCGCAGTCATCACGACGGCTGCGGACGGCCGCGTGACCTGGACGTACGCCAAGCCGTTCGCGGCGGCCCCGGTGATCAGTGCGCTACCTGTCGACCCCAACCCGGGCGATGACCGCGCGGTGACGGTGACCTTGGAACAGGTCACTGTCTCGAGCGCGACGGTCCGCGTGTGGCGGACGCAGCCGCTCCTCGGCTTGGGCCTGTTGCCGCTGCTGCCTGCCGGGGCCGGGGTGCAGGTGCACGTCACCGCGAGCGGCGAGCCAGCCGATATCTGACTGGCACGTACCCTTTCGGTGCCGCTGGTTTTGGGCCGGGCACCGAGTCGGATTCATGGGGTGATTTCGGGTGGCCCGCGCGTGCGTGTGTGACGACTACTTCACTGTCTCTGAGAGCGGTGAACTGTGCCTGAAGCCGGGGACGATGGGCCTGCGGCAGATCCTCTACTACAGCACTCCGGGGACGTACACCTTCCGCAAGGCGTCGTATCCGTGGCTCGCTCGTGTCCGGGTGAAGGTCCAGGGCGCTGGTGGTGGTTCGGCTGGCGCGAACGCGGACAGCGGCGAGGCGATCGCACGGCCGGGCGGGACCGGGGGCGCCTACGGCGAGTCGCTCATCAACGCGTCGGCGCTCGGCACGAGCGAGACGATCATCGTCGGTGCGGGCGGCGACGCGGGCGGCGCGAGCTCCGACGGCGATGACGGCGGCGCGTCGCAGTTCGGCGGCTTCATCAACGCACCTGGCGGGTACGGCGGTACGTCGAACATGCCGTCAGGCACAACCGCGAACACTTCGGCGGGCATCAACGGGCCGAACGCGGGGACCGGCAACTTCCGTGCCGGTGGTGGCGCCTCGGGCGCCTCGATCCGGTTGACCGGCGGTTTCGCGGTGGCAGGGGAGGGCGGCGACAGCATGCTCGGCACGGGTGGCCGTGGCCGTACGACAGAGGGTAACGGAGACTCCCCCCGCGGCAGCGGAGGCGGCGCTGGCGGGGGCCTCTCCTTCGGCGGCGACATCGACGGTGGCACGGGCGGCAACGGCATCGTCATCATCGAGCTCTACGGGTGATGAGCAGCCGAGGCTGGCACAAGGGGCCCCCGTAGACTGACGTTCAGCCGCTGGTTCTGGGCCGGGCCGGATCACCTCGAAAGGGTGGGCATCTTGGCCAGGTGTCAGTGCGGCGGTGACGGCTGCAACTGCGTTGTCATCGCCGGTGAGAACGCCGAGGTGACGGGTGCTGGAAGCACCCTGAACCCCTATGTGGTGTCGGCCGTCATCGACTGTGAGGACGTCCGGCCGTGCCTGTCCGCCGGGGACGGCATCGCCTACGACTCCTCGACGGGCATCATCACAGCCTGCCCATCGGCCGACACGGGCAACAACCTCACGTACGGGTCGGACGGCTGCCTGTTCGTGCCCACGGGCGCGGCGACCGTATCCGTCGGCTGCGGCCTCCAGGGCGATGGTTCCGGAAGCGCCCCCGTGGAGACCAACGTTGCCGCCTGGCCGTTCAGCTGCGGCATCTCGGCGAACGGCGGCGGTGTCTACTGCGACCCGAGCACCGGTCAGCTGAAGACCGACCCGCCGTTTCGGGCCCGCTACCGCGAGGTGGGTATCAACGACGCGTTCGCCGCGCGCACGGTACCGAGCGCTGAGACGACGGTGGACACGATCAGCGTCAGCCTGGCCAACCCGGACCCGTGCCGGGCCGCGTTCGTGATCGTGCACCGGACGGTTGATGTGGACTTCAACCTCCCGGCCAACGGAGGCGCGGCAGCGTCAGGCATCAACGGTGACGACGTCAACTACATGAGGAACTCCGGCAGCACGGCCATCACGGCATGGCACGGGCAGCACAGCGTGATGCACAACGTCACCATCCCGGCCGGCGGCACTCAGGCGATCCCCCTGAACATCACGGTCGGGCGGGGTGCCGGTGGCGCCACCTATACCCGCATTCAGGCCACCATCCGAGCCTGGCTGTTCTCCATCCCTCTGAGCTGATCGGGGCCCGTGCTGTGGACGAGACCACGACGACGACGCGCTACTACCAGTTCGATGACGGGCGTCTGCGTGAAGTGACGCTGTTGGACGGTGTGAGCGTGTCCGTCCCCGACGGCGCGGTCAGGCTTAGCGCCGAGGAGTACGCGGCCGCGCTCGGCGTGATCGAGCAGGAGCGCGCCGCGGCAGAGGCGGCGGTCCAGGAGGAACAGGAGGCCGAGGCCAGGAGTGCGTACCTTGCGCTCGTCGCGATCCTGCCGGAAGCAGTGGCCCGTCGCCTGTCCGGCTACCAGGGGACCGGCGTAGATCCTGTGCAGGTGCTGGAAAGCTAGACTCCTGGTAGCCGCTGGTTCTGGGCCGGGCGAGGCGCTCTGATAGGGAGTGGTCCCCTTGGCCTGTTGCGGTGGTGCCCGAGGGTGCACCTGCACCGTCACTGCGGGGTCGGGTGTCGAGGTCGACGGCAGCGGCAGCACCTCGAACCCCTACGTCGTCAGCTCAACCGGTGCCGTCGCCGCGACGGGGTGCGGGCTCACGGGCGACGGTTCTACTGGTACGCCTCTCTCTGCGGCGGTTGGGACCTGGCCGTACGCGTGCGACGTCGACGACCAGGGCGGCGGCGTCTACTGCGATAGCTCGGGCGTCCTGCGTACCGACCCGCCGGTGCGCCAGGACAACTTCTCGAACGCCATCAACCAGGTCCAGAGCCCGGCGCTGGCAGTTCCGACAGTGGCCGAGCGGACCATCCGGCAGCTGACGTTGACCGTGACCAACCCGGACCCGTGCCGTGTCGCGCAGGGGATTCTGTTCCGGGAGGTCGATCTCGACTTCAACCTGCCTCCCGGTGCGGGCGCCATGGCCGGCATCGACGGCGACGACATGAACTACCTCGCCAACGGCGGTGACACCACGGTCTTCGCGGTCCACTCGCAGGACAACAAGATCACCCCGTTCACGCTGAACCCCGGCGAGACGCGGACGATCACGATGGACATCGACGCCGGCCGTGGATCCAACGGCGCCACGATCCCCCGCATTCAGGCCACGCTCCGCGCGTGGGTGTTCTCCAACCCGCAGTAAGGGGCCGAGCCATGGCAGCAGAGCAGACGTTCTACTACGAGTTCCCCGACGGCGCCGTTCAGGAGCGCGTCACCAGCGAGGCCAGCCCGCAGCACCCTGCGGACGCCACGCTGCTGACCGAGGACGAGTACAACAGCAAGCGGCAGGCGGTCGAGGCAGCCCTAGAGCAGAACCAGGCCGACATCCAGGCGCAGGAGACCGCGCGGAAGAAGGCGGCGTACAACGCACTGGTGGCGGGCGGATTCGACACGGGCGTCGCGCAGACCCTCTCTGGCTACACCCCGCCTCAGCCGATGCGCTGAGACAACGACTTGGGGAGCGCTTACACTCCCGTTCTGAGCTGCTGGTTTTGGGCCGGGCCTCCTCACCCGAAGGGGGTCTGACCGTGGCATGGTGCCCGTTCGCCAAGAAGATGGAGCTGCAACCGGAGTCGGACAGCCAACCGGCGATCCGGCCGACCCAGTTCATCGTGCACAGCATCGTCGCCCCGTGGACGCCGGAGCGGACGTACGAATACTGGCGCGACTCGACCAACCTCGAATCGCACTTCGGGCTCGGCTATGACGGCTCGCTCGGCCAGTTCATCGGCACGCAGACCAGAGCGGACGCGAACGCCGCCGCGAACCGTCGTGCGGACGGGACCGGCGCGGTGTCGCTGGAGTCGGCATCGAACCTCGAAGCGAGCGACCCGTGGACGGACGAGCAGGTCGAGACGCTCATCCGGCTCGGCGTGTGGCTGCACCAGGAGCACGGCATCCCCCTGCGGCTGTGCCGGTCGGCCGACGACCCTGGGTACGGCTATCACCGAATGTTCTCGGCGTGGAACCCCGACGCCCACGCCTGCCCCGGCGGCGCTCGCGTCAAGCAGTTCCGCGAGGTGGTGTTCCCGGGGGTCGTCGCCCGCGCCACCGGCAAGGCCCCGGCCAAGCCGGCGTACGAGCCGTTCCCGGGTGAAGCGTTCTTCATGAACGGGGACGAGCCGGCGCTCGGCAAGAGTTCGCCGATCTTCACCGCGATGGGGAAGCGGCTCGTCGAGGAGGGGTGCGGCCGGTACAAGGTCGGCCCCGGGCCCAAGCTCGGCCAGGCCGACGTCGACTCGTACGAGGCGTGGCAGCGCAAGTGCGGGTACAGCGGGGCCGCCGCGAAGTGGCCGCCCGGCCCGACCACGTGGAACAAGCTCCGGGTGCCCAACGTCTGAAAGGGAGTCGTCATGCTGATGCCCTCCGTACTGCGCACGCTGGTGCCGCTGTTCGCCGGTTGGGTGATCGTCGTCGTGTCCAGGCTGGGCTTCTCCGTCGACTCCCACACGGTGCAGACGGCGATCACGCTCGGCGTCGCCGCCGCGTACTACGTCGTGTTCCGGCTCGTCGAGCGGCTCGCGGAGAAGTACCACGGCCCGGCCTGGCTCAAGGGCGCGGCTGGTGCGCTGCTCGGCTACGCGAAGCCTCCGCGGTACGAGGCGACGGACGACGTCGCCGAGCTGCTCAGGCAGAGCCGCTTGTGAGCGGCGCCCCGGAGCCGGAGGCGTCTGCCGTTGCGATCGAGCTGGAGCGGCTGCGAGGCACGGTTACCACGGGGTTTGCTGAGGTCAAGGGCAGCTTGGCTGTCCTCGTCGAGCGATCCACCCGTAACGAGCAGGATCTCGTCAGGCTCCGCGACGACACGCAGAAGGCCCTCGATGCGCTCGGGACCGAAGTCGAAGCGCTCAAGGCGCGGCGCTGGCCTCTCGGTGTCCTGGGCGCCCTGTCTGGTGTTGCGGGCGCGGCAACAGGCGCGATTGCCCTCTTCGTGCGCTGACGCCAGCACCTGTGACTGAGCACCCGCCCTCCCCACTCCGGGGCGGGTGCTCTCAGTAGTCCGTTGACAGCGCCAAGTTGGTGATCCGCTGGTGTTCCATCCGGAAGTGCAGCGTCCAACCGAAGCCCCCACACTGGAAGTACGGCTGCTGAGCAGGTGCCTTCGGACGCTCCGGCGGCCTGACTCGGGAAGCGTGCACCTGCAACAAAATCCCCACACCTCTCGGACTCCATCCCACGAAAGGATGCTCTCCGGAAGCGCAAAAGGAGGAGAGAGAGTATGCCCGCCCGCCGCTCCTCTGTTTACTTGTCTGGCTGGGAGTACAACCGATTGCTGCAAGCAGACCCCTCGAGGCCACGCATCTCAGCCCTACCGGCCTCCATTCTCTGGAACGGCAGTCACCAGCTGTGGATGTTTGAGCACGTGTACTGCGCGAGGGAATCATTCGAGAATGAGATAGAGGCGACAGATCGTCTGGGCTGGGTAAATGGGACGGTACTGCGCGATCTGCAGCGCGAAGGAATCCTCAAAACCATAGACTGGAAAACTCTTCCTGTAGAGCTGAAGGATCGCCTTCGCAGGACTCGAGCAGAAGCACTGCAAAGACTGCCAGAGGCCCGGATAAGAGCAGCCATAAGTAACGGCGAAGCGCCTACGCTCGAACTTGCCAAGATACTCATACTGGAGCCCATTCTTGACCATTTCGGCTGCTTTGAGTCTGGTGCACCGAACTCCATATCAAATTGGTCTTTGAGTCGAACGGCGGCGACAAACTCACCTCGAGTGTCCAGTACCCTAGCCCACCTGCTTACCGATGGACTACAGGTCTGCCGTCCACCGGGTACAGGAATTTCAGAAGAGGCTAACCGGAGGCAGCGCCACGTACAGGAAACAGTAGAGAGCCCAATGATCCCTCACCTTCTGGCCGGGGAGGGAGAATTTAAAGGCGCGAGAGGATTTGTGCCGTACTTCCGGAAGCTGGAAAGATACAGGGACGCCTATGAAGCCACAAATAGCCAGCTAACTAGCGACTGGCATCAGAATAAGCAGCAGCTGTTTGCCCTCCGTGAGGCTGCGGGTAGGTATTTGTGGCCCGACCTGCACGGCTACTGGCTACCCTTGATCAAGAATGTCAATTCGAATGAAGAGATGGATCGAGCCGCTCAAGAATTCAGCAGGTGGATTCGCGGGGCCCTCACGCTTGCCCCCATCGTGAAGTATTTGACAAATCGCCCCATGAGCATTGCTGTTGGCCAATTCGGCCCCGTAGGCCTTTCGGCCGCGCTAGCCTGCGCTGGAGTCCCTCTGTCGGACGCGGCGGCGGCAGGACTCATTACATATGCTGCGGGAACGGCTGCCGGTAATTATCTAAACCGAGTCACCGACTTGGCTCTCTTTTACCAGGAAGCGCACAAAGTCCTCGCTCCGTAGGCTTTTAGGGCCACCAATTGGTGCAGAGAAGGTACGTCAAGTGCAAGCGGTAAGGCACCGGCGCGAAACCGCTGTGCCGTAGCTGCTTCGTCGAGGTCGCGGCGAAGTGGGGGCCCAGCGTCAAGCTCTTTGAACGCGGTCGGCGACCCGCCCCCGGGCGGCGCGAGGGGAGCGGGCCGCAGCGGTGCGGGGTCAAGCTGCGGGCTTCAGTTCCTTGAGCATCACGGCGTACAGCGGGGAGTCCGGGAACGGCTGACGCTCGCCGACCTTCCGGTATCCCCAGCTCTCGTACAGTGCCTGCAAGCGTGGCCGCTTGGTGTCGACGGTGAGCACGGCAAGGGCCTCCGGCCGGTCCGCGAGCAGTGCGGCATGCAGCTGCTCCCCGAGGCCCTGCTTGCGCCACTTCGGCCTGAGCATCAGTTCCGACACCGAGAACGTGGACGGATCGGCCGGTTCCTCGTCCAGGTACTCGCGCCACCACTCGCGGCCAGGTTCGCCCGGCGCCCCGTAGGTGAACCCGACGGGTTCGCCGTCCTCGTAGGCGACCACGCACGCCCACGCTTCTCGGCCGCCCCAGTGGTCCACGAACCAGGGGAACCGTTGCACGAACTCCTCATGGCGCCTGTCGGCGTAGGCGTCGGCGTGAACGTCGAGCAGGGTTTGCCGGACGTCGGGAAGGTCGGCATGGCCGTAGTGGCGTAGCTGCACTGCCGTGCTCAACGGGTGCTCCATTCGGATCGGTAACGGTCGGCCCACTCTCGCACCACCTGGGCAGACGGCGCATGGGTGAGAAGGTCACGGTAGAAGTCGCCGAGCAGGACCCGCAGGCGCCCGGGGAGCGGGCTGCCGGACATCAGGTCGAACACGCCCTCGGTGGATGCACACGCTTGGTCGGCGTCGCCCTGATGGAGTTGGGCGACGGCAAGGTGGACCGTGGTCATCGCCCGGTTGCGTCGGTACTCCTTGGGCAAGGCGGCAAGAGCCCTGTATGAAGCGGCCTCAGCATCGGCCGGTTGTCCCAGGTGCTCGCGGACAATCGCGGCCAGGGCGTGAAGCTCCGCCGGCCCGTAGAACGCCACCCAGCCTGGCCGCGGCTGCTGCTGGGCCTTGCTCAAGGCATCCTCGGCGTATCCGAGAGAGCGGATGGCAGCTTGCCCGTCGCCGCGGTTGGCGTGGCCGACGGCGGCGCGGGCGTGAGCGAGGGAGCCGAACAGCGGATCATGGCGGGTGATCGCGGTGGACTGTGCGGCCTGAGCGGCGGCGAGGCCCTCTCCGCTGTCGCCGCGCTGGTGGGCGAGGATGGCGGTGGAGTTCCACACCCGCATCTGTGCCACGGGGTCCTGTGCCATCCCGGCGAGCCGGAGTGCTTCGTTGAGGTGGGTCTGTGCGCGGTCGAGCTGGCGGGCGTCGATGCAGGACCAGGCGGCCATGGCGGTGTAGTCGGCGGCGACGCTGAACAGGCGCTGTCTGATCCGTTGCGTTGCGGCCTTGCTTTGAAGTGCGACGGCTTCGGCCGCGCCGGCGAGAGCGTCGCGTTCGAGGCCGGCGTGTCCGCCGCGTTTCTGGTCGAGGGCGGTCAGGCCGTCCATGCCCTTGCGGAGCCGGATCACGTCCGAGGTGCCGACCGCGGACGGGCGGGCGGACACGACAGGTATGGCGACGGCGGCAGCTGTACCTCCGGCGCCGGTAAGGAAGCGGCGGCGGATCACGTCCGGGTCCTCCTGCGGCGGTGCGGGCGCCCCTGGCGGGTAGAACCCGAGGGCCTCGATGGTGCACCGAAATACTGCCTCCAAGGCGTTGCGCTTGGCACGGTGAGGCCACGTGGATTTTCCGGTCAGCCACGTCCGTACGGTGCGGTCCCCCACACTGTCCCGCTCGCCTGCGGCCAGTAGCTCAGCATTGACGGCCTCGGCTAACTCGGCTTGCTGAAAGCCCCGTTCGGCCATGGCGATCTTGAGGCGGAAATTTCCGGTCACCTACTCACCGTAGCCCTGTGCTGATGGCCGGTGAACGCGGAGACCGGAAATTTCCGGTCGGCTGCGACCACCACCCCCGCCGTTTTTCCTGCCCCTTGCAGGCTCCTGCCCGTTGAACTGAACACGCATCGCGTCGGGCTCCACCGCCGGCCGGTGTCGCGGGCTCGTCCCCCCGCCCCCGTGGGGGATGGGCCTGCCTTGGCAGACAACCACCGAGGGGCAGCGATGACGACGACAGCTGTACGCGCGTTCCGCGCGTTCCCCCGCCGTTGCGGCGACGTGCTGAACGAGACCGTCCGCGTTGCCCCCCGCCGCGGCAACGAGCCGCCCCGCACCGAGGACGCCGTCCGCATCGGCATCATGCGCCGGATCGCGGCTGACCGGCTCAGATCCTGCGGCTTCGAAGCGCTGTGCGAGGACGTGATGTTGATCGTCACGGAGCTGCTCACGAATGCGCTCCTGCACAGCGGCACCACGCAGATCACCCTCACCATCACCGTTGAGAAGGTGGAGGAGGACGAGACCCTGTGCATCGCTGTCAGCGACGGCATGCCGGGCGTGGCCGCCCCCAAGCAGGCGGACGCCGACGCCGAGTCAGGGCGGGGCCTGCTGCTTGTCAAGCACCTGATGGAGGCCAACGGCGGGAGCTGGGGAACCAGCGACGCCGGCGCGACCACTTGGTGCTGCCTCAACGTTCCAGCGATGGGGGCATCGTGA